CTAAAATTCTGGACGCGCTTGATTGGACCATTCCTGTTGTCAGCCCAATACTTAGTGAGGTCGCTGTCAGACTTGGCGTCCGGCAGGAATTTTGTGATGGCATTTTCAATCCACGCAACAAGCGTGGCTTCTTCTTCCTTACTGAGCGCAGGCTTGGGCGCCTCGACCTTCTCAGGCTTGCCATTCAACTCATTAGGGTTGGTGGCATCGGCATCCATTTCCCCGGTTTCAATCTTGAACAACTGGCGCATGAACACCTTGTCAGCATAAGACATAGCTGAACCAGCAGACTGCGCCCCTTGGATGGGGTGAAGGATATTCAGGGACGTAAAGTCCTTCTTTTCATCCCCATCAGAATGAAGGAGGTCAACAGCGTATGAGAAATTCAAGGCGCCATTCTTGCCTAGATCGGACAGATGCTTACAGTCTTTCACCCGGAGAACCCAAGTTAGACCATGCCTTGCAGCGACCTTCCCCACTTCGGCGTAGTAGTTATCAATAGGGACATAGTTATATCCCCCGTGCTGGTTCTTTTCGCCCTTGGCAAGTGACTTGATTTCACTTGTCACGGCAACGATAGCCTTTACGATGTTAGACATTTTTCCTCTTTTGCGCCCTGCGCCTGTTAAGTGTGATCGTGCCGTAGCCGTCGCCGTAGCCGTCGCCGGAGCCGTAGCCGTAGCCGTAGCCGTCGCCGTAGCCGTAGCCGTAGCCGTCGCCGTAGCCGTAGCCGTCGCCGTAGCCGTAGCCGTCGCCGGAGCCGTCGCCGTAGCCGTAGCCGTCGCCGGAGCCGTAGCCGTAGCCGTAGCCGTCGCCGTAGCCGTAGCCGTCGCCGTAGCCGTAGCCGTCGCCGGAGCCGTCGCCGGAGCCGTAGCCGGAGCCGTAGCCGACCGGCCTAAAGGTGGCTTCCATTAAAGCCCCCAATCATCCGGCACAGGGACACAGAAAATCTCCGAACCCTCGGGAATATCAACATCAGCAATAGGCCGAAGATCAGCATTTGCCTTCTTGGTATTTTCAATCATCCCGGCAAAGCCGATTGATTCCCATTTGAACACATGCAGGGCGCGGGACAAATGAATGCGCCCATCCTTGCGGGTTATATCGCCCGCAAAAATCCAGCCACGGTCAACGACAACCACGGCCCGCGTCCCCGATACCTTTTTAACCGGGGCATATTCCACACCGTTGATAATCATGTTCGTCTTTTCCTTCTGCTTTGAGTTAGACATGGTTACTCCTTTCCTTCTTCTTCCTGTGCCTTCAAGGCAGCCCATTGGCTACACCATTCAGACACGGCACAAAACTCTGCACACTTCTTGTTCTGGCCCGGCCTCTCCACAACCGTTGCCTTATTCTCCTTGGCGTATTCTTCTGCTTCATCCTTTTGCTCAGGATCAAACAGCTTCAGCGCCCGCTTCCGTCCATCCTTGATAACCGCCAACTGACCTGGGCTATACCAGCGTTCTTCAGCGGAACATTCAGGTGGATCATTCCAATCCATAAGGGCTTCCGCTTCCTTATGGGTTTTTACCCGTTCATTGAAATACTGCTCTGCCGCTTCCGGCGACCAAAGCGGAATCTCAATAACCTTCATCGGAGCAGGGGGATAATTAGGATCAGTCTTAGCCCGCGCCCGAACCCAATCCCGCATGATGGCGTTGATTGCCAATCCCGTAATCTCATAGTTCTTTGTCTTGCGGGCTAGGTGAGCATAGCAATTAAGCTGCTTTTCCCACTCCGACTTCCCGTTAATCACATTGTATGTAGAGGTCAGCTTATAATCACTGATATCGCAGTTAAGGGTTCCATCTTCATCAAGATTCATGGACTGAAGATCAACCCCGCCGCTAATGCGCCAGCCATCATGTTCAATGAACAGCCGTTCCTCTGCGCGATTATCTTCATCGGCGCCCTTCTCGACCACCTCATGCAGAGCGGTTCCAATCAATGCCCACAGCTTATCAGCTACGTCCTCGACAATTTCATCTTCATGCTTCTGAGTTAGAAGCCTAACGCGCGGGCTGCCAATCAACTGAGTGACGGAGATATGGGCATCGCCCCGGCTGTAGGTATTACGATTTGCAAAGTTGACTAGGGTTTGCGGCAAGCCATACTTGTTGGTTAGTTTTGCCATTTACTGTCTCCTTGTTATGGCGTATATACAGGAACATTTAGTGGATTGCAAGAGGTTTTTTATGGTAACTTTCATGATCTATGGTGAACCTGCGTCCAAAGCTAATAGTCGCAGGCTCGTTAAGCGGGGCAAGCGTGTTATCTCCATCAAGTCTGCAAAGGCGCTGAATTACTGTGACGTCTTTATCGAGCAATGTCCGGTGCTGGATACCTTAATGGATGGTGAGTTGGTTGCTCACATTCATATTTGGTATGCTAGTCAGCGCCCGGACCTGGACCCTAGTTTGATTCTGGATTTAATGCAGGAACGCATTTACCAGAACGACAGGCAGGTTAGAGAAATGCACCTATACCATTGGATTGATAAACATACTCCAAGGGCGCAGATCACTATAGAAAGAAGGTCGTCATAAGCCAGTGGGCGGCAAGGCTCCCCAATAGGAATCCTGACAGGGCGACCAAAAGAATGATGGCTGTTGCTTTAGTCCTGCTCATGCGTCTAACCCTTTATGATTGTGTAGATAAACAGACCGAGCGCCACGATGAATGTGTAGATACCCAGCGTCCGTTCCACTTTATCGCTGGGCCACACCGCCATTAACAGGCTGAATGTGGCAACGAAAGCAAGTATGCATAACCAGAAGATCATGGCATATCCTTCATGACCTTGGCCCGTAGGTCGTTGATGATTTCCACGGCGCCCTGCAATCCCTGTTTAGGAGCCTTGTGATAAGAAACGATAATGGTCCCCCTATCTGAAATGGTTTCCCTGGTTGCCCTTGGTTCTTCGCAAGCCTTTTGGACTGCGAGAAGGGCGGCTAGGTATCCATCCCGATAGCCGGTAGCCATGATGCGCTTGGCGTCTGAGACTGTGTAGATTGGTTCACTCATCTTTCTTCCACTCCCATCGGTCCATTCTGACAAAAATCAGAAGCGAAAACCACACAAGAGCCAGCCTCCAAAAGCTATCGAAGAGGTCCGGTTTCATTATTGATATAAAGATGTAGAGGCACAGTCCTTGGACGCCGCCCTTAACCATGTCGTGCCAAAACTTACTCATCCCATCGCCGCCCTTGCCCGTAGCGCGGCGGCGCTGGCCTTGCGAGGGCATGACGGAATGACCTGGGGCAGCGCGAAATACAGCGTAACCGCCGCGTCTAGACTGGCGGTGTAGGATGGTAATTCTGGCGCGCGATATTCAGTGTCATCATAATCGTAATCCAACACCATTACAGAGTAATACTTATGCCCATAGAAGCAGTTGCCGTCGCGGCTGGTAACTACGCCACAAGCCAGCGCAATCTCTGCATCCAACTCCCGATCCGGCCCGGCTGCCTGTTCGCAGCGGTCGGCAAGGGCTAGAAGGGTGGCGCGGTCAGTCATTGGCTTGCTCCTTCAGCGCGGTTTGCCTCTCTGAAAATTGCCTCAACCTGTTTTGATTGCTTTAATGTTAAAGCAGCCGATGCCCTTAAAAAAACCTGCGGACTATCGCGTTCGCATTCTATGTGCACAAGGCCCTGAGCGCGGGTTATGCGAAAGCGGAAGCCGTCAGCGCTTATTTCGTAGGTCTTTTCCATCATTCCTCCTTTGCGGCGGCAAGCGCCTCTGTTAAACGATCCGCAGCAAACCGAAAATCAAACTCACCGTCGAATGTTGCGATAAACTCCTTCGTGTCAAACAAGCTGGCATATTCATTCCCCCCCTGGAGCGATTGCACCAAAGCATCATAGATCATGCGCGCAAGAACCTCGCGATCAGGTAGCGCGCAGCGTTCGGCAAGGGCTAGAAGGGTGGCGCGGTCAGTCATTGGCTTAATCCTTCGCGGCGGCAAGCACGGCATCGGCAAGTAGGCCAGCGTGAAGGTGGTTCATCCCTAGTTGCCGATTCCCGCCATGTCGGGACGGCACTTCGACATAGCCTGCGGGCAGCGCGCGAAGGAACGCGGCGCGGTTTCGATTGAATGCCATTCACTCATTGCCTTTCCCTTTCAGCGCGCGGCCACGAATAGCGTCACGGAACGCCTCATTAAATACAAGTAGGGCTTTTTCCCATGCCTCAAGCGGCGTCCAAGTTTCTGCGCCGTCTGGCACTTCCACTTTGACGCTAACGCTCGCACACGCCTCGCGCTCGTTATCCACACGCTCTCGGATGGCTTCGATGATCCGGCTCGCCGTTGCGTCCATAGGAAGGCGCAATTCTTCAGTGATGCGACCAAGGCGGTTAAAAAATTCGTCGCGCTCTTGCTCTGCTTCGCTGGCGTAAGTGCCGGGCGGCGTGTCGGAAAGCGCGCGGATGTCGGCGGCGATATATTCCGCAATCTCGGCGTTATTCTCCCATGCCTGTTTCCATTCATACGGCATGCCTCCTGGCCTTTTCCATTTCTCAGGCATTTCGACGCGATATAAACGGACAACCGCATCACAGGCCGCGATGCACTCTGCCAGCGCGCTTTGCCGGGCCTGGGCAACTAGATTAGCAGCGGATTTTGACGCCACCGGGTCAAGCGCGCGGATCCATGCCGCGCCTTCGGATAGGGCGCGGTAATAGCCCACGTCATGCTCAGAACCTTCCCCGGTTTCAGGGTTGTATTTGTGGTTCTTGTGTAGCTCTTCCAGTCGCAGCGCCGCTTCTTCCAGCGCGCTATCCCGTGCGTTTTCCATCAGCGCATCGGTATCGTGGTTCAACTCGGCAAGCCATTCCTTGCGCGCGGTGGCGATACGCGCTTCCACTTCGGAGGGCGTGAGAACTGGACCAGCATACACAAAATGGGCGCCGATTGCATCTTTGGTAAAGATGCTGTGCCATCCTCTATTCGCAGCCCAGTCCACTATAAATTGCCGATCACTGTCAGGGTCTTTGAGCCAGTGAGGCCCATCCCGTTCCGGGTTCAGCGGCACCCCAGGCTTGCCGGGCCATCCGTTATTGTCGGTCATTGTGTTTCTCCTAGTGCCTTTGTCAGGGTTAAACGCGCGCCGATAACGTCCTTGTCGTCAATGCACTCTCGCGCCATTTCAATAGCTTCCCGCAGCCTGGCGTTCTCGGCCTGTAGCTTGTCAGCCTTAATATGTTGACGATCCCGCGCTTCTTCTGTGTGAGCGAAGTCGTCTTGAAGGCTGGCATTCTCGGCCCGCAACGCATCACGCTCGGCGGCAAGGGTGCGGAGGGCGGTGGCGTTCCGGTCCATATCAAGGCGGTTCAATATCATCGCCAACCGTTCCGCTTCTTCCGTGGTGATGCTCATGTCAGCACTCCGCGCAGCGCCGTTCGTAGCTTTTCGATTTCGTCGGCGGCTTCAAAAGGTGCGCGGTCGTAATTCCGCACTACGGATTTCCACGATCCGAATTCTTCGCGCATCCAGTTTGGCGTGTTCCGCAGCCGTTCCACAATGTCGCTCATTCCTTTTCTCCCAATACATCGCGTCCGGCCTCAGTCAGCGTCCATGGTTCATTATTCACCGCCCAGCCAAACGGCGGTTCGATGAAATGCCAACCGCGCTTGCACATTTTAACCTTAATGTCGAAAGGCACGGTCTCGCATAGGCCCGGAGTGCTAAGCGCGAGGAGCAAGTCTTTCTGATCCTGTGGCATGTCGCTCATTCCTTTTCTCCCACCGCCACGCGGGCAATATCAATGATACTGTCATACCCGCCTTCAAAGTCTGCAACTTCCACATCATATTCTGTGTCCAGTTCATCAGTTTTCTTTTGGCGCGCTATATCGCGCAGCGCCTCCCACAGCCGGGCGTTCTCTGCATTCAGCGCATCACGCTCGGCGGCAAGGGAGCGGAGGGCGGTGGCGGTCCCCGCGTATAGGTCGCGGTTCATGGTTTCTCTACCTTGTATCCACCATATCCCCGCCAGCCGTTCCGCTTCTTCCGTGGTGATGGTCATGTCAGCACCACCAACGCCAGCATCATAGAAATTACCGCAAGCGCATACGGATTTGAAAAGTAGCCTTGCTATCTTCTCCAGCTTCAAGATAGCCGTGCGCTGCTCCGATGCGGCATCCTCCAGCCATTCCATGCGCCTTTCAAGCGACGGTTTGGGGGCCGCGTTCATCAAGACCGGACGCCGCATGGCGCGAGAGAGTTCTTCCTCGGTCATTTTTTCCGCGCCTCCATTTCTTCCACCAATGCCTCGTAAGCCGGGTTAATGTCTTGATCAGCCCACGGACTTCCATCTTCATCAAAATTACCAAACACAACATACTTACTGCCATTCCGTTCCATGGAATTGATGCAGTTCTGAATGTGCGCTGTGGTCATTTGACTGATGGGGATTTTAACCCCGTTCTTGGTTGTCCAAATCATTTCTTCCGCGCCTCCATCATTTCATCGGCAAAGGCATAAGCTAATCGCGCCGTGGTTGTTATGGTCAAATTGCTTTGCGAGCCTCTTTTTGCGTACTCCCAAGCCACAGTAAGCGCAGCCATCGCAAATTCATCGCGCAGGGTTTTGGCTTCCGGCGCTGGTGCATTGGCAGGCGGCGTGTCGCTGACATAGACTTCGCTGATTAGGTCCATGTCATGACTATCATCAAATTCGCACCAACGACCTTCATCCGTCCAACACGGTGCGCCGTCTTGAAAACCAAGCGCACAAAAACTCCATTTCGCGGCACGATAACCCACATGATTCATCGGCCCAACAATGCGCCCGCCCCGTGTGCGGTAATACGCGCCTTCACGAATCTGCATTTTCAATCTCCTTTAGGAAAGCATCTGCATATTGAAGAGCTTGTCTTGCTGCCATTGATGGAGTTAGATCAGGCGCCAAACGAGGTAGGATTTTAGAAGCTAGGACAACCCTATCCACCTTCGGTGTTGCGTTCGGAGTAAGAGCGGGCGGGTTGGCTTCTAACTCCGTGAGTTCGGCAATTAGATCATACGGAGTGTCAGGACCAACGCTGGTTTTACCACCCTCAGTCCAAGACTCACAGCCAAAAAAGAATGGATAAATTCGCTTCTGCTCATAGCGAGATAGCGGCCCATGTATCTTGCCATTGCGCGCCCGATAATACCGTCCTTCTTTAAGGATCATTTCATGTCTCCTTTGGTTTCCCATCTTATATCACTTCCCAATCCCCATTGTCAATAGATAATTTGCACATAAATTAGGGATTGATATGACTCAGGCGCCAGCCTGTTATATTTTGAGTGATGGTTTCATTGAAGTTAAGCCCGTCCATCCTGGACGGAACTCTGGACCAGCCCCCTGTATCTGGATCGTAGTAACCTATAGTCACTATCACCTCTTCCTCTGTTTCAGTCCTGAGTGTCAGGACGGTTCCATTCCTAGGTGCATACCTCATATTGAACCATTCCATATCTGTCTGTTTGTGTGGATTGATTTCTTCCATTACCTCTCCGGTCTTAGGATCAATCCTTCTTACATTAGAAGCTGGTCCAAACTTCTGCTTCTGCCAGAATTGTTTAGTATTCACCTTTGGTTTATTTGGTTTTTTAATTCCATTTTGTTGTTGAGATAGTATTTCTATCTCCCTCTCTCTCTGATTTCTGTATTTCATCTTCATTCTACATATCCTTTTCTATGGTTTCATTGTTACCTTGGGAGCAATGTCCCACCCTCCGCCCCCAAAAATTAATTTGAGGGCGCCGGGTAAAAACAAATTCGTAATTCTCTCTGCCTCGCGCGTTTTGCTACGGGCTCATTCCCATTCTCAGAGAACTGCCCTGCCCACCCTGCTTCCGGTGGATTTCTAGAACATCGCCCTCAGTAATTACGAACTGGGGCCGGGGTCGGAGTCTGTTTCCCCGCGCGACATCACCGCTTACTAGTCCAGGGTTTCGGCATCCTGGGAGTTGCATCTGTCAGTGGGGAGAGCAACGGTAGCAGCCCCTTGGATTTCTCCAAAAAGAACCTTGACTACCGGACTAAAATGGGAGATAAAATCGCCTATGGCGTTCTCGCCCACCTTGCCGGTAACAAGGTGACTTTTTGAGGGGGACGCTTTTCCAGAGCGTTCCCCTCCCTCATTTTGTAGCATCCCTATTATATCGGCGCAAGAGAAAAAATAGGTTGAAATTATCCCCAAAATATGTTAGCGCCCCGATAGTTTTGCACACAAGGGGAGACTTATGCAAAAGCTGACAGACCAAGAGTTCATTAAAGCATGGCATGATGGGCAGGGTTCTCCTGCCAAGGTATCAAAGCTAACCGGCGTTGATCTAAGGACAATTTACCGGCGCCGAGATAAGCTAATGGTCACGGGTATTAACCTGGAAACCATTAAGGCTAATGGGATGAGCAATCGTCCAGTAGAGTATATCAAGAGGGCGCCGGTCAACATTGATTCGGGCGCCATTGTTATATTCAGTGACGCCCATTGGTGGCCCAAGGCCAATCTAACCCCAGCCAATCATGCTTTGCTTAAAGTTATCAATGATCTAAAGCCCAAGGCCGTAATTGCCAACGGGGACATTCTTGATGGGGCTTCTATCTCTCGCCATGATCCTGAAGGCTGGCGTGATGTTCCGCCTCTCCATGCTGAGTTGGATGAAGTAAAGCAGCGTATGGCTGAGATTCAAGAGGCCGCTGGTGATGCTGAGTTGCTTCGGACAATCGGCAACCACGACATTCGGTTTGACAAGCGGCTTGCCCTACAAGCCCCTGATTACCGCCACCTAGCGGGCATGATGCTGCGCCATCACCTAGAGGATTGGCAGGAATCCATGTCAATCGAGATTAACAACAGCGTGATTGTGAAGCACCGCTGGCATAACGGTATCCATGGCGCCTATAACAATGTCCTGCGGGCTGGCCGGTCTATTGTGACGGGGCACTTGCATCGGCTTCAGGTGACGCCCTGGACCGACTACAACGGGCGCCGGTTTGGTATTGACTGCGGCACCCTGGCTGACATTGGCGGGCCTCAGTTTGATTATGATGAGGATAGCCCTAAGAACTGGGGTCAAGGGTTCTGTGTCCTGACCTTCCATAAGGGTCAGTTGTTGCCGCCTGAGATTTGTGAAGTGTTGGGTGGGCGCGCGTTCTTCCGGGGGAGTCTGGTCTATGAAGCGAAAGATTCCAAGCCGAATAAAGGAACTGGCAAAGCTGCCGCCCGGCCCCGTTCTAAAGCTCGAAATTGAATGTTCTGCCTGCGGGTATGAATGGATTGCCGCTACTGTAAAGCATCCGTTGTATTTCCGGTGTCCGTCCTGTGGAAAGAGGAAGGGTGAACGGAAGGATGATGGGTCTAGTGCGGTGATCGCCGTTATCACTGGCGCTTTTGATAATTGAATCTCGGGCGCCTTAGTGGTATTTAGATAGCAACCAGCTACCCTAGTCTCCCCAGATCGGGTCGCAATGCTGGTGCAACAGGTGAAACGTGAGCCTGTAACTCAACGGGGAAATGATGCTGGCAGATTATGTCATAACCCGCGCCAATCGTGGGGAGAACAGGGTATTTTGCCCGTCATGCGGGCCACAGCGAAGGAACAAGTCAGACACGCCATTATCTCTCCGGGATGAAGGAGACAGGGTGGTATATCATTGCCACCATTGCGGGATAAGCGGTGTATCTAAGCGAGAAGAACCCAAAAGGAGAGTTGAAGTGCAGCAGACCAGTGTTGTTCCTATGAAGAAGATTGAGAAGGCTGATCTGACAATGGATGCCCTGGCATGGTTAGAAGAACGGGGTATTTCGTCCGAGGTTGCAGAGGCAGCAGGAATCATCAGCGGCAAGGCTTTCTTTCGCAAGTTGAATAGGGAAGCTGATGCGGTTGGCTTTGTGTATAGACATAAAGACAATGACTATGCCGTGAAATGGCGGTGTATTGAGGAGAAGGCTTTTTCTCAGACTGGATCGGCGCAAACCCTATACCTTGCTGATAAGTGTGTGGTTGGTGAGCCGGTCCTGATCACAGAAGGAGAAGGTGATGCAATTTCCTTCTGGCAGGCCGGGATGGCTGCCGCCTCTATTCCATCAGGGGCGATTGAGGCTAACACACAGGATGATGCCTCTCGTTTGAAATGGATGGCGCATCATGACGAGTTACTAGCTAAGGCGCCTGACATTTACCTAGCGGTGGATGCTGACGGTCCAGGCCAAACCACGGCTAATGAGTTGGCCCGGCGCCTGGGTAAAGCTAAGTGTTGGAAAGTCACCTATCCCCAAGGCTGTAAGGATGCCAATGACGTATTGGTGAAGCATGGCCCTGATGCCCTGCGAGATTGTATTAAGAACGCTGTCCGTTGGCCCATTGAAGGGGTTGCCAGCGCCTCCGATTATCTGGATAGGGTTGTGGACCTTTACCGGAAGGGGATGCCCCCTGGCCTTTCTACGGGCTTTAAGAGCGTGGATGAGTTTTTCACATTGAATCCTGGCAACTTGGTTGTGGTGACGGGCGTTCCCAATTCCGGAAAGTCTCCCTTCATTGATACCATTATGGTCAATGCGATGAGGTTACATGATTGGCGCGTGGCTTTCGCGGCCTTTGAATCTCCTCCTGCTATGCACCTAGCCCGGCTGGCTGCCCTGAAAACCGGCAAGCCCTTTGGTGATGGCCCTACCCCCCGTATGAATGAGGGGACACTGCTAGAGGCTATGGCGTGGCTGAATGAACGGGTGACGTTGCTCACGCATGACGGGGTTATGCCGACGCCTGAGAGTTTGATCGAACGTTTTGAAACCGCCGTGAGGCGGATGGGTGTTAAGGCTTGCGTGGTTGATCCGTTTAATTTCGTGAAGCTAAATGCCAAGGAAGGTGGCGGCATAGATACCGCTGCGATTGGGGAAATGCTGGCAAAGTTCAAAATGTTTGCTGAACGCGCCGAGGTTGTGTTCTTTATCATCGCGCACCCTGCAAAGCCGATGGGGCAAAGCGCCGATTGGGTTCCTGGCGGGTATGCTATTTCCCATAGTGCCGAGTGGTATAACCGGCCTGACTTTGGCTTGACGATTCATAGGTCCAAGGAAAAGGGCAATGAGTTTCATGTGTGGAAGGCTAAGTGGAGCCATCAAGGGAAGGTTGGTTGGACGGGGATTCAGTATGTCCCTGCGACTGGCGGGTTTAGCGATGGGTCTGAGTGGGATTTACCGGATGATCCATTTTAAGGGTTGAAAATGGATTGTTTGTTTGTTATTTAATGGGCGCCGGGAGCCTTATACAATGTGGGCTAGATGGCGACTCGCCTAACCGGCATTTTCTTCTAAATGAAACAGGCCGGGAAGATTTCTCCTCCCGGCCTTTCGATTTGTGCGAAACCCGCCCGGACGACGCGCGCTATGCGCGATATTACACCCCCCAAATGAACGAGAGAAGAAGGGCAGCAACCGAGAACATAGCACCTGTAACTGAGGCATTGAAAACCTTATCCCACTTATCCCCCCGCTGTTTGGTTAGGGCTGCTGAGATAAGGAAGCCAGCCCCACACATAACCGCCAGCGTTGCGCTAATTTTCGCAATGAGCATGTCTTGTCTCCCTTAAAAGACGAAGAAAACATACCACACAAATGTCAAAGACACAAGTGCGGTGATGAAGATAAGAGCGATTGATTCCAGAAACAGGCGGATCATGTGGGTTGCCCGTAGGGTTTTAGGTTGAATCTATTAGTCAAGCGATCTGCTTCCTGCATAAAAATACGCAAGAAATCTGCCCATCTTGAGGCTGCATCATGTGCGTCTTGCAGATAACTAATCAAATCCACATGAGGAACAAGGCTCTTTGGCAGCCTGCCTTTAAGGTTAAGCTGAAGAACCCCGGTGTTCTCCTCAATGAGCGCCGAGTAAAAGCTATCAGGGATAACATGCCCTGCTGCACATTTAAGGCCGTCCGGGCCTCGATAGAGGCACCTATCGTTATCCCCAACACTAGGGCGCCCCTGTTTCACAATAGCCTCCACGATGTAGTCATAGAGTTCCTGTGCTTCGATTGGCTGGTTCTGTTCGATCCGGGTTAGTAGGTCAGTCATTGGTTGTCTCCTTTCAGCGTGTAAATCGTAAATGAACCCCTGGCGCCAACAATCACGGTCAGGATCAGCAGCGCGCAAAGCGGGCCAAGCACGATCCACCAGATAAGACGTTCGGGGGTCATGGCGCATCCCTCCACCGCTTTATAGCTTTGGCGAACATCGCCAAAATATCTTGCGTTTCATCGCCAAGCGGCGTCCCCGCGCGCGTGTCCTTCCAGTGCTTGCGGCCTTCTTTCAGCGTAAAAAACCGGCAACCTGCCTTGATGTAAAAGCCATCTTCGCAATGCCACAGGAAAAACTCATAACCATCCGACCGCGTGGCGCGGCGCAGGATACCAAAGGCGGTCTTGCCGTTGTTGATTTTGGCGCCGGGCAAATTCGCGCGGGACAAATTCGCGCCGGACAAATCCGCGCTGTACAAATTCGCGCCGGACAAATCCGCGCCGGACAAATTCGCGCGGGACAAATTCGCGCCGGACAAATTCGCGCGGGACAAATTCGCGCCGGACAAATTCGCGCGGGACAAATTCGCGCGCTTGCCGCCTTCGCCGCGCAGCCATTTAAGATGCTCAGCCAGCACAACGGAAATTTCTTCCTTGGTCATGGCCTTAGCCCCTATACCGGGGCCAGCGGTCTTCTGGACATATACCGGCGCATCATCCTCAGCGCGGCGCGCCGCTTCTTCCAGAGCATCGTTCCGGCCTTGGGCAATCATCCGCCCAATCGCTTCCGTATCTGCCGCGTTCAGCGTAAGGCCGGTGGCGGCATAGATTTTGTCTGCTAGGTCAGTCATTGGCTTGCTCCTTCGGTTGTGATGCTACCCAATTAAGGAATTGCAGGACTTCATCAGGTGATTGATAGCCCTTCACTGTGTCGGAATCTTCCGGGTCCATTGCCACCAATTCCCCGCTTGGGTTTAGTGCGGCAATCTCCGCATCCTTGCTTTCGCGCGGCATTTCTTCGTCGTCCGTGCTGCAATACATGCCGTAGCCCCATTGGACTGAGGCAGTCCAGCCGTTAGCGAAGGTGATCTGGAAGCCTCTTCCGAATTTATCGCGCCCGCGATGGCTGATTCTAAAGGTCATTGGTTGTCTCCTTTTCTCCGAGTGATGTTCTTTCTTCTAGTGTCAGTGGATAGAGTGCTTGATGAACAAGCATATCCGTTGCTTGCCATTCGTCGTCCTGAAGAAAAGCAGGTTCCCATTCATGAATCCATTGCATCACTTCATTCAGCGCAGACTTTAGATTTTTGTTCTCATTCAACAGTGCGCGCACATCTTCATCAGCGATAGCCCGGCCTTCATCAAGGCGGGCGCGGATGATTGTTGAGATTTCAGTCATACCGATACCTCCACCGTTGCGTCTGGGTTTTCCTTACAAGCCTCAAGATATTTCTCAACAAACTCAACGAAATGAGGGTAAATCCCCCATCCGTTTGCTGCGTCAAACTGTTTGTAATGCTCCGGCCTTGCCTTCAATTCAGCCAAGCCATTTTCAAGAGGCTCGATTAGCTGTTCGGCCTTGCTCATGCCTATTGTCTCGGGCCTCCATAGGCAATCATAAATCCCAGCCTCGGCAGCCATCTTACCGAGATTGTGAGTGATGTTGCTGCTATAGATTGTCGTCGGGCGGATTGCCGTCAGATATACGTCAAGCGACATTTTCTTTGTCTCCTTTCAGCGTGTAAATGGTGAATGAACCCTTAGCGCCCGTCAGTCCGAAGCACCTGTGCTGTTGCGCTTCAAGCCCGTGCTTGCGCCGGATCATAGAAAGCCAGTTGTTAGCCGTGCCTTTGGTCCAGCCGGTGACTTGGATGATAGCTTGAAGGGTGGCGCCTGTTCGCAACAGTGCGAGGGCAGTTTCACGTTTGGTCATTGAGTCAATCCTTTAGAATCAGGGGTGGAAAGGCTGCGATAAGGTCTTGGCGTTGGGTTTCTTTTTCCGCCGCCGCCATCCGCCGCGCGGAGGCCGCCTCCACCCACGCCGCCGCCGCCGCCGCCGCTTCGAGGTCGGCGGGCCTGCCCGCAATCCAATCATGAATGACGGCAATGCAATCATGCACTCGCTTGTCAGTGGTGTGTTTGGCCGCACGTTCCACGGACGGCATCACGGCTGCGACAACCTGCCGCCGAACGGCCATATCTGACCAATCCAGCGCCCGAACGCACCACCACGCATCTGCGGCGTCATTAGACTTAGCCACATCGCCAAGGCTAATCACGGTACCCATTGGCGGATTGCCGAGGGATTTCAATAGCTTGGTCCATCCCTCTGTGCAGGGGGATTGATCACGAATCTGTTGTAAGGTCAGCATCATCTTCTCCAATGTCAATGGTTTTGGATTTGAGCAGGGCTTCCATAAACTCTGCTACATCATCATCATCCACCCCCGGCGATTTCCCGCCAGAGGTTAGATATTCCTTTAGGATTTGATAGGCTGCGAAGGCAGCGGCGGACGTTACACGCACTTGTGCGGCTCCTTTTGTTTGGGTTTCATCTGCTTGTTGTCTGAGTTGCCGCGCGCCTGATAAGGATGGCAAGCCCCTCTGCTGTCTTACTATGCCCTCTCAATTCATCCGCCACTTGGTCCATACCAATCCGAAAGAATGTGTTTGAGAGTTCGTTTAATTCCCAGCACACTTGATTCAATTCATTGGCGGCGCCGATGATTGTATCTTGTGGGGAATCCAAAACTGTTGCCTTGTTTTTGCTCACTTGTGCGTCTCCTTTGTTAGCGCCATCAATGCTTCCTCAGCATCGGCGCGGGTTGGAAACGGGAAGCCGTGAAAGGCTCCCAGGTTGACGATATAAAACCAGCCGTTGATTTCTTTAACCATGGCCGGGGTGGATAACTTCAAGATTCGCGTATCCGTTTTTGCGATAGGTGAAAACTAGACTTGAGCCGTCCGGGTAAGTATAGCGGGCGTATGTAACGCGCCCGTCTTCGTTTCGGCGCTCCTGCTCAAGCTTGCCTTGGGGAAAGGTTTTCCGGGTTCCACCTGTCACTGAGTAGCCATAGGCTATGGCATAGGCGGACGCACCCGCGCAACCTTGCGCGGCTTGGTTTGCTTCGGTCATTGGTTTGATCTCCTATGTAGCCTTGGCGATAGCTGCGCCAACTTGGCAAGTGATGGGGTGCGCGGGGCCAAGTCGCGCGATTAAGGACGTATAGGCTGCCTCAAGTGCCGCCAGCATAACCGGCCCGGCAGCTATCAATGGCGCGTTTTCTGGCGCGCAATAGGCTACATGTCCGCCATTTTCGGAAGCATCCTCGACGGCAACCCATGAGGGGTTTTCAAGTAGGGCTTGCGCCATAACTTCCGGCTCTGCCGTGTGATCTTCCAGCCAAGGGCCAGGGGTATGTTTTGCCATGGTTCAAGCCTCCTCAATTTCAGAGCGCACCCATCCAGCCGCATCTTGCGCCCACCATTCAACGGCAAACCAAACAAGGAAGCCAATGGTTAGGCTGTCGCGCTTGTCGCGCGGGCGCGGCTGTTCGCCCGTTTCTTCCTGATAGGCGTATAAGGCCGCGTCTATTTCATCCCACCAGCCCGAAACCTTTTCGGCTATTTCGTGGTTATAGATAAGGCCGGGCGGGGCATGACATGCGGCGCAGTCAATGCTCTCGAGGTGGTGGATTACATCGGAATCCGTGGCGCCCTCCCATGATGCGAAGGCGTTTTCAGTCCATTCCAGAATAGCGGCGGCAATGCGCGGCGCGTCTTTCTGTTCTTTGGCCCATGTGGCGAGGGATGCAAGGGCGGCTTGTGCGGTCATTGTCTTGTTTCCTTTCAGCGCACTAGATAGGCTTGGCCGTCAAAATCAATTTCGGTATAGTCAACCCGGATATTTTGGGCCGTGGCTTCCCAATCAATGGCGATATAGTGTGGCAGATCGCGCGGGATTTCGCCGCAATCTTCGAGCATTTCTTGGGCGTATTTTGTGAAGTAGCTTGAGTGAATCAGGATAGCGCCGTGCAGCCAATCCTCGGCATAATCCTCGGCCTCTTTAGCGAAGGCTGAGAGAGCCTTAAACTCTTCTTCCTCTTCCTCATCCCGCTCTGCGCCTTCCAGATATTCGAGACGAGCGATAACTTCCCGGCTGTCAATAGTGGATTCGGTGTTGATGATTTCGCTTGTTTCGGTCATAGGTCAATCTCCGCTTGCCAAGCCCTCGCCGGTATGGCGGGGGCTAGAAAAGCGGGGCTTGCGCCCCTTAGTCTGTAGCCTTTTCAATGGCGGGTATGGCGGTAAAGTTCCACCAGCCAGCATACCAAAGGGCAATTTTTCGTAGTGCCTCAATGTCGTTCGTGATTGCTGCGTTGTGAACCCATACGGGGCAATTTCCCGCTTCAAGTGCTGCCAGTAATTCAGAGGGGCCAGGGGTGTGTTTTGCCATGGTTCAAGCCTCCTCCCTGTTAGCTGCCCGGAGAACATAGGCATAGAAGTAGCGCGCCCGTGACCCGTTGGCGTTTTTGGGCTTCCGGTATTTCATTTCAGATGCTTCCCCCAAAAGGGCGTAAACATCGCTATTCGATAACATGAAGAAGTCAGGCTTGTGCCCAAGGCGGCACCGGGTAAGGATACCTTGGGCGGTTTCGCGTGTCATGCGGGGCATGGTCTGGGGTTCCTTTCAATAATCTTCACAGGCGGTATGAAGGGCGCTCAGGCCATCATCGCCAAGCGCCGCGCGCAATTTCAGGGCGGTTTCGATGCACTCCCTATAAATCTTTTCAGCCTTGCGGCTGTCGGCGTCATAGCCCATTTCTGCGGCCCAATCCTCAAAGCCTGAGTAATTCAAAACCCCAGCCTCACTCGCCAGAGAATAGAGAACGTTGCAGGCTTCCGGCATTAGCGGGCTTTTCTTGTCGGCGCGAATCCCGCCCCATTCTGCGATTGCCGCAAAACCATTTTCGATCTCAAAAGCGCCCGCCGCTTCCTTCCACATTCTCAGGTTGCCGGAATATGGCGCGGGCGCCTTGGTGGCTTTATAGGATGGGGCATGGCCAATGCCCGCGCTGTAATCTGTGGTTATGACCTCGCGGCCCTTGACCTTTAGAGTCACGCGCCAGTTAAGGGACTCCCAGCCGCCTTTGTTGCGCGATTGTGAGAACGGAATACAAACCGATTCGACGGTAATGCTGTGGGAATCCATGAAGGATTCAATTTCCTGTTTAGCCATTGGTCTAGTCTCCTTTGGTTTCCGCACTTGTGCGGGGTCTGGTTTGTTTCATATCATAAGCCTAAAACGCTTTGCAAGATGTTTTTAACATCTTTTGCAAGTTTTTTCGGGCTTGCATTTTGAGAAGTTTTGGGGCAATATACGCCTTGTCAGACTCAGATGGTTGCTGACATGTAGTCTCCTTTTGTGCGTCTAGGGGCGGGGGTCTGGTCAACCTCCGCCCCGATTGCGTTCTAGGCCGCACCTGTGCGGATTATTCCAAACCCCGGAGAATATCGGAGAGGCTAACGGGTTCCTCACGGGGATATTCTGCCGGGCGGGTTCTGGCTACGGACCGCGCCAAGGCTTCGGCGGGATCGTCCAGCCTCACCAGGACGGGCGGCAGGGTGCCGGGGTGGGGGATAGGGCGGGGCTGTGGCATGGGTCTAGCCTTTCGATTCGGTCAAGATGCGCTTCACCTCAGCGCAGGCTTCGGCGTGTGTGGGTTCGCGGCCCAGCTTATCGGCTAGGGCTTGCCATATTGTGGGGGGTCTAGGCTTGGTGGTCATGGGTCTATTTCCTTTTGCGCTTTCGCTTTCGGGCCTGCCCAGAATGAACAGGCCGGAAGGCGGGGACAAGCCCCGCGCGGGTTAAATGCCAGCCCAAAACTTAGCATCCTCTGCCAGCCTTTCGGGCTTGTCGCCTGTTCGCCAGCACTCCGCGAGATTCCAATGGGCGGGGATCGCTTTGACGCCTAATTTCTGGCAGGCCAGAATGAAGGCTTGGCGCCATTCTTCGAAGGTTGTGGTAGGAAATAGGCTGTCCATCTTTGATTTCCTTTTTTTGGTTAGGGGGACGTTACCGCGAAAGCGGGCTAGGCTTGCCTTGCGTTTCTTCCTGCTGTGGTTATTGCACCGGCTTTATTCAGGAAACCGCGTTTAATAAGCGAATCCTTGGCGCCATTCCATTGTTCCCGGCTTAGGGGTTCCCGTTTGCAATATCCGGCGCGGATATCATCTAGCGCCATTTGGTAACGGTCTCTCCCCATGTAGCTGCTTTTCCGTGTCGCGGTATATTCCAGCACAAGGGATTCATCGGGGCTTAATTCAACGGGGGCGGGAAGCATTGGCGCCGCGTCTTGAGGGGATAGGTAAAACGTCAAGCCCATATCTTTCCCGCAAAAATAGGAATGACGAACCACGGCGAAGCCGGATTGAATGGCAATCTGGCGCTCTTTCCGGTCAGGATTCCAAGGGGAAGAACCCTGCCCTGGCATGGCAACCACGACTCCATCGGAGATTCGCACAACTCCATAATGTTCCCGGCTTCCCCCGGACCATAACCCGGCATCGGCTGGGATTGTCACGGCCTCGGCTATAATTGCCTTAAACTTGTTTCCGGCATAGCCTCCCCGAAGTGAAGGGGGAACAAGGCGCGGTTCTAGGTGTATTGTTTGCATGGGTATGATTCTCCTCTTGAGGCGTGATTACCTCACAAGATAGCCGGAAAACCGGCTATCGCGTGAAGTAACCATCAAAACTCTTCCTTCAGTAGCTTTTTAACAAGCTCGTCGTCCCTTGCCTTCAGCGCCGCGCGAATCTTCTCGTTCTCCAGGGCATAGAGCGGGAAGATTGAAAGGCTGGTGCAAAGTTCGTAAAACCCAATGCGCGTCATGGTCATAATCTCCTGGGCTTGATTGCCTGCGATATGAATTAAACAAGGCTTTTCACATTGTCAATAGGTTTTTTTGGCTTTTTTTCGTTATTGTTTAAAGGCCAGGTTTTGCAATAGGTTAGGCGTACGCGGTGGGTAATCGGACGCTACCGCGCAAGCGGGATAGATGGCGCCATGGGTAAGCTAATAGGGAGCAAAGGTAAGGGGAACAAGCCAAAGGCTAGGCTACCAGTCTATATACCAGACACTACTCTAGGCGCCTCTAATGTTCTAGCTTTACCGCAAGCCGATATGGGCAAGCTTACAATGAAGCAAGAAGCCTTCGCTCAGGCTATTGCATCCGGTCTCTATCCTAATCAAGCGGCGGCGTATCGCGTGGCATATGACGCCGAGCAAATGGCAGCCAGCACGATCTACCAAGAAGCCTCCAGGCTAATGGCTAACCCGCTCATAGCCGCAAGAATAGATGAGATAAAAGCACTAAAAGAGGCAGGGGAGAGGCTTGATCATGCCAAAATCCGCGCTCATGTCATCGCCAGACTGCATATTGAATCCCTAGACCCTGATTCTAGCCCTGCATCCCGAATAAGGGCTTTGGAATTGCTGGGCAAGCTGGGGGGCGTGGCCGCATTTGAGAAACAAGCGGAAGACACTAGCCTTCCACAGGATGCGGATAGCGTATCTAAAGCCCTGAAAGCTAAACTAGAATCCCTAATGAAATCAAGCGCTTAACTAGAATCCGGTTAATTTTTACATAATCCACCTTACGCGGTAACTTATGGAAAGACTATTGCAATCAATAGGTTAGCACTAGCCTAGTGCTAGGCGATAGGTAAGCACTACTTACTAAAGGCTAGATGTTCCTGGTTTGTTCTAGCCTGTTAGATGTAGGTTACTGTACTGGTAGCAGATAGAATCCAATCAGCCAGGGGTAGACGGGGTTTGAATCGGCAATGGCTGGACCCCACCCACGGGGGGAAGGGGGTAATCAGCGAGCGCAGGCGTGTGGGTTTACATAGTATTCCACACTAATCTTTTCGTATTTCCACACCAATCTTTTCATTATTCCACACTTTCCAATCTTTCCAACCGCTTACCTCCCCACATTTCATTGGCGCTTTCAAAATTCACTTCACAAAAATCAATTTATAGTTTGTTATGTCCGGTTAAATGTCCGGTTAGATGTAGGGCATATATGTTATAGTTTTTATGGTTCGCGCAATTTTCTTACTTTCGCTCGCTGACGAGATTATAATTTGTTGCGTGGGCCCCCACCCCCTTTGTAATTTTATTACTTTGTTTCATATTTTTGTATATGGAAACCACCCCCCTTACAATTTATGGTCCCCTTTGATAGCCGGTATTGCTATCAGGGGTAGTTATGACGCCTAGTCGGTTTCTTGATGTATTGGCTGCTATGTTGTTTATTGTGGTGGTCTTTGTGGCTGGCGCGTTTATAGGGTCATGGCTGATTGTTATGTTAATAGCGATATTGTTTTAGGGGTTGTAATGTTGGTTGTGCTTCTATAGGTTGTGTTTATGTCTCTCTAGACATGTGTCTCCTTTTAAAACTTGCCCGGTGGCTTTAGGGCTGCCGGGTTTTTTTGGTGATTTATGGACGCTGCTGCTATTGCTCAGATATTGCCAAAGTTATCTTCGATGCCGATTGCGGATCAGGTTGAGTTGTTGAAGCTGTTGGAGGGTTTGGAGGACGCTAAGGAGAAGGAGAAGGCAAAGAGTAAGTTCCTTCCTTTTGTGAAGCGTATGTGGCCTGGGTTTATTGAGGGGCCTCACCACAAGATCATGGCTGATACATTTGATCGGGTGATTAGTGGGGAGTGTAAGCGGGTTATTATTAATATGGCGCCCAGGCACCGTCTTAATATCAACACTCCAATTCCGACTGCCGAGGGCTGGAAGGCGGTAGATTCGGTTCAAGTAGGGGATTATGTTTTTGCGCCAGATGGAAGTCCAGTTCTTGTAACTGGAAAATCTGACCAATATGAAGAAGACCTTTATGAAGTAGAAACTTCTGATGGGCAGATTATTGAATGTGATGCTGAACACCTTTGGACGGTTAGGTTTGGTTCTGGGCGCCCGTATGAAACTCTCTCTACGGCAGAAATTCTTAAAAAACTAGAAACTGAATCCTGGCGCAAAACGGGCAATCTTCCCATGCTGCCCCCCCAAAGTGCCGCTCAATATCCCTATAGGCCACTTCCAATTGATCCGTATGTTTTGGGTGTTTGGCTGGGGGATGGAAGTTCTTGGGATGGGTCAATTGGATGCTCGTTTAAAGATATGGCCCAAATGCGGTCCCAGATTGAGGCTTGCGGCTATCAAACAACGCACAACCCAAAATTCCAAAAGTTTAATATCCTTGGGTTGATGGGGCAGGTTAAGGCCGCTGGGCTGCTTCGCAATAAACAGATACCAGAAGAGTATCTTTGTTCTTCTATTGAGCAAAGGATGGCTTTGCTGCAAGGGCTAATTGACACTGATGGTAGCGTTGGTTCGGATGGGAAAGTTACCTTTCATCAAACGAATTTAGATTTAACAAATCAAGTTCTTTGTTTAATTCATTCACTTGGGATTAAAGCGCGCATTACTAAGCGGCAAACTTTTTATGGTGAAAAGGAAAGTGAGCCATCTTTTAGGGTTATGTTTAAGGCTGCTAATGCAGCCAGAATCCCCAGGAAAGCGGTGAACTGCCGCCCTCTTAACGGGAACTGGGGTAGGTCAATTGATATTCGTAAAACAGACCGGCGCGGCCAAGTGCGCTGTCTCGAAGTGGCAAATGAAGATGGGTTGTTTATGGCTGGCCGTGGCTGGGTTGTGACTCACAACACTAAGTCAGAGTTTGCTTCATATTTATTGCCTGCATTTTTTATGGGCAGGTATCCTGAGAAGAAGATTATTCAGGCTACCCATACGGCTGAGTTGGCGGTTGATTTTGGTCGTAAGGTTAGAAACTTAATTAAGGACGAAGGTTTTAGTGAAGTGTTCCCTGGGGTCGGGTTGCGGGCTGACTCGACTGCATCTGGCCGGTGGAACACTACATCGAATGGCTCCTATTTTGCCGTAGGTGTTGGCGGCGCTATCGCTGGTAAGGGCGCCGATCTATTCATCATTGATGATCCCCATAGCGAGCAGGAGGCTATTCAGGCTGCTCATGACCCTAAAGTATTTGAGAAGGTGTATGAGTGGTATTCCTCTGGCCCCAGGCAGAGGCTACAGCCTAATGCGGCCATTGTGGTAGTTATGACTCGCTGGGGTGTTGGCGACCTTACAGGGCGCCTCGTACAAGCCTCTATTGACCGTGGGGATGGGGACCAGTGGGAGGTGATTGAGTTACCTGCTATTCTCCCATCCGGTGAACCTATGTGGCCTGCGTTCTGGTCAAAACCCGCCCTAGAGGCTTTGAAGGCCGAACTGCCCGCTTCTAAGTGGAACGCTCAGTATCAACAGCAACCCACCTCAGAAGAAGGGGCTATTCTCAAACGAGAATGGTGGCGCCGTTGGGATAAGAAGCGTTTGCCTAATTGTGAATACATTATCATCGCATCGGATACCGCCTTTACCAAGAACAACCGGAGCGACTATTCGGCCTTTACCGTTTGGGGGGTGTTCGAGAATGAGAATGAGGGCGGGTCTAACATTATCATGCTGGACGCCTGGAAGGATCGTTTGGAGTTCCCTGATCTGAAGGCTAAGGCCATTGAGATATATAAAGAATGGGAGCCCGATACCTTCCTTATTGAAGCCAAGGCGTCCGGGTTGCCTTTGATTCATGAATTAAGGAAGGCCGGGGTGATGGTTTCTGAGTTCACTCCGACTAGAGCATCCGGGGATAAGGTGATGCGCGCCAATTCTATCTCTGACATATTTGCATCGGGGGTTGTTTGGGCGCCTACTGGTAATTGGGCGAATGAAGTGATTGAAGAATGTGCGTCGTTTCCTGTTGGGGCGCATGATGACTATGTAGATACGGTCATTATGGCCCTTATGAGGTACAGGCAGGGTGGTTTATTGAGGCTTCCAAGTGATGATGAGGACGATTATAGTCCACCCGCTAGGGCCGAATACTATTAAATGGCTTGACAGAGATGTTTTACTTGGACCATACCCCGATTATGGAGAGTTTTAATGAGTATTGATAAGCCTTTGGAGCATTCATTAGACAAAAAGCCTGCCGATGTTACTATTGGTGTTGTGAATCCCGAGGCAGTAACCATTGAGACCGAAGATGGTGGCGCCATTGTTATATTTGGTTCTGAAGAAAAAGATGAACCCGAGTTTGGCGCTAATCTAGCTGAGTATATTGATGATAGTGAACTTGGGCGTATTTCACAGGAACTAGTTTCTCATTTTGACAATGATATTCGGTCTAGGGCTGATTGGGAAAAGACATACAAGAGTGGTTTAGACCTTCTTGGTCTGAAGATTGAAGATCGTTCTACCCCTTGGGCTGGGGCTTGTGGGGTGTTTCACCCTATTCTGTCTGAAGCGGCGGTTAGGTTTCAGTCTCAGTCTATTATGGAGACCTTCCCTGCTGGTGGCCCCGTTCGAACCCAAATTGAGGGTAAGGTCACACCAGAAAAAGAGAAGCAGGCCCTTCGAGTTAAGAATGATTTAAACTATCATCTGACTAAAAAGATGAGTGAGTACCGATCCGAGCATGAGCGGCTTTTGTTTAGCCTTCCTTTGGCTGGGGCTGCATTTAAGAAGGTGTATTATGATCCTTCATTGGGGCGCCCGGTTGCTATGTTTGTGCCAGCAGAGGATTTAGTGGCGCCATACGGGGCTTCTGACTTGGTTTCTTGCCCTCGTTATACCCACATCATGTATAAATATCCCAATGAATTGAAGAAGTTACAGGTTTCTGGGTTCTACCGGGACATGGATTTGCCTGAGCCTGTAACGCAGATTAGTCAAATTCAGCAGAGTAAAAATGAATTAACGGGCGAAACTGAGGCTAGTGCTGATGATCGCCACCAACTCCTTGAAATGCACGTTGAATTGGACATTGAGGGATATGAGGACAAGGATGAGAATGGTGATCCCACTGGTATTGCCCTGCCTTATGTTGTCACTATTGACCGCCAGAGTGGTTTGATTCTTTCTATCTATCGGAACTGGCGCCAAGATGATCCGTTGAACTTAAAGCGAATGCACTTTGTTCAATATGCGTATATTCCTGGGTTTGGGTTCTATGCCTTTGGTTTGATTCATTTGATTGGTGGTATTGCCAAATCTGCCACTTCCATTCTTAGGCAGCTTGTAGATGCTGGGACGCTGGCTAATCTCCCGGCTGGTTTGAAGGCTCGTGGTTTGAGAATTAAAGGCGACAGTACGCCTTTAATGCCGGGTGAGTTTAGGGACGTTGATGTTCCTTCGGGCGCCATTAAGGACGCTATTACCTTCCTTCCGTATAAGGAGCCCTCTCAGGTGCTTGCCGCCCTGTTAGGGACAATGGTGGAAGAGGGGCGCCGGTTTGCTTCTATTGCTGACTTGCAGATTGGGGACTCAAACCAACAGGCCCCGGTAGGCACCACGCTTGCTCTGATGGAGCGGGCGATGAAGGTTATGTCTGCCGTCCAAGCGAGGCTTCATGCTTCCTTGGCGCAGGAATTGGATATTCTTGTTGAGATTATCAAGACCCACGCGCCTGATGAATATGAATATGAGACTGATCCGGGTGCTACCCGTGGTAAGGATTATGATGATCGGGTAGATGTGATTCCAGTTACCGATCCCAATGCGGCTTCTTTGTCGCAGCGGGTGGTTCAATATCAGGCAGCCCTACAGTTGGCGGCACAAGCCCCGAATATGTATGACTTGCCTGAACTACATCGGCAGATGCTCGCTGTGCTTGGTATCAATGATATTGATAAAATTATCCCTTCGACCAAAGACAAACGGCCTGCCGACCCCATTTCTGAGAATATGGACATTCTAAACGGCAAACCCGTCAAGGCGTTCATTTATCAGGATCATGAGGCCCATATTCAAACTCATATGTCAGCCATGCAAAACCCTCGTATTATGGCGCTCATTGGGCAGAACCCGATGGCCGGGGGTATCCAGGCCGCTATGATGGCCCATATCAATGAGCATATCGCCTTCCAGTATCGCCGGGAGATTGAAGAACAACTTGGCGTCCAACTGCCAGAACCTAATGCTGAGTTGCCGGAAGATGTGGAAGTGATGCTGTCTAAGCTGGTTGCCGAGGCTTCTAATCGCCTTCTGGCAAAGGATCAGGCAGAGGCGCAGCAGCAGCAGATTCAACAGCAGATGCAAGACCCGGTGGTTCAAGCGCAGATGCAGGACGCTCAAAATAAACAGATGGAAGTCCAGCGTAAGATCGCCAAAGATCAAGCTGACAATATGGCAAAGGCGGACCAGCGGCAAATTGAGCGTGATCGGATTGAATCTCAGGAGCGTATTGCCGGGGTTAATGCCGGGATTAAGGCATCAAACGAGCGTGATAAGAATATCATGACTGCCGATAAGAATAGGACTGATGCAAAGCTGGCTGGGTTTAAGGCCGGTCATGAAATGATGAGGGGCCTCAATGGATCAGTTTGAGGACGGCATTCTTATTGCGGTGAGGAAGAAAATTCGCGCGACCATGGATCAAATTGCAGACAACATTGCCTGCGGTGGTTGCGCTTCATTTGAGGAATATAAACGCCAGACCGGGATTATCGAAGGTTTGGCGCTTGCGGAACGGGAACTCCTTGATTTACTTGAAAAATATCAGGAGTCCTAAGTATTCATCCCATAGTGGGATGCAGGGCGCTTACCAGCCCTTAATTGGTATGCGATGGGTGTAGTAATGGAATTGGACTATAAGAAGATTGACCTGAATAGTTTGAAATTGGATTCAGGTATTGAAGGTAAGCCTAATGTATTGCCTGATCCTAAAGGCTACAAGATGCTTATTATTTTGCCAGAGTTTGAGGAAAAGACTTCTGGCGGTATTCTCCTTCCGGGGCAGGCGCTTGAGCGTGAACAAACCGCTTCTGTGGTTGGGTTTGTGCTGAAGATGGGCGACCTTTGCTATAAGGACGAGAATAAGTTTCCCACGGGGCCTTGGTGCCAGGAAGGGGATTGGGTTGTATTTCGCGCCTATTCCGGCTCCCGCATTAAGATTCATGGCCGGGAGTTTCGTCTAATCAATGACGATACTGTAGAGGCTGTGGTTGATGATCCGAGGGGGATTACCCGCGCATGAGCGACATTGAAGATAAGGACGCTGAGGCGCCTGAATTTGAAATCATTGTAGAGGATGACACCCCGGAGGCCGATAAGGGCCGGGTTGTTGCCCCAGAGCAAACCGAGTCCGACGACGACATTAAGGTTGGGGACGACGAGGCCACACGATACAATAAAGATGTCCAGAAGCGGATTAAGGACTTGTCCTTTAAGGCCCATTCTGAACGCCGGGCCAAGGAAGCTGCCGCTAAGGAACGTGATGAGGCGGTTCGCTTTGCCCAAACTCTTATGGAGAAAAACAAGCAACTAGAGAATCTAAGGGTTTCTCAGGAAACCGCTCTGGTTGAACAGGCAAAAGGCCGGTCTGAATCTCAGATTACCCTTTTGAAGCGGGCCGCAAAGGAAGCCTTTGAGGCGGGCGATACCGAGAAGTTCATGGAGTTTAATGAGCAACTTCAAAGGTCTATCGTTGAAAATGAGCGGTATAAAGGTTATCGGGCGCCGGAGCCTGAAGCCCAAGTTCATCAACTTCCTCCCCCGCCACCAAAGCCGGATGCCAAGGCCGAGAAATGGTATGAGGCCAATAGTAATTGGTTCCAGGCGGAAGGTGATCTACAAGAAGAAATGACTGCTTATGCTTTCGGTGTGTCAGACATTCTAAGAAAAAAAGATGTTGACCCCCGTTCTGATAAGTATTATGAAGAAATTGACGCTAGAGTTCGTCAAAGATTTCCGGAATACTTCGGAAAACAGTCTGAGTCGGCAAGTTACGCGACGACTAAGGCTCCTTCGGTAGTGGCCCCCGCTGGTCGGGCGGTCAAGAATGCTACCCGCCAAGTGCGTATATCTGAGTCCACCATGCGATTTATCCGCAAAGCTGGAATCACGCCCCAACAATATGTTGAGCAATACATGAAGGATAACCCCAATGGCTGATCGTACTCCCCGTTCCCTTGATCTCCGTGAGAATGCGGGGCGCGTAGCCTCTTGGAAACCCCCTTCTATTCTTCCCGATCCAAACCCGCAAGAGGGTTATGTTTTCCGTTGGGTTAGTGTTGCGGCAGGCGGCGAAGATCAAGCCGCTAATGTCACGGCACAAATGAATGAAGGTTATGAGCCTGTTCTCGCATCAGAACACTCCGAGATTAAGGTTCGGCGCCCGAAAAATGCGGAGTTTGGCGAAAATATCCTTATTGGAAATTCGCTGCTTTGTAAGGCCCCGGCAGAAATCATCAATCAACGCGCGCAGCATTATGAAAATTGGACACGGCAACAGATTGATGCTGTGGACAATAATATGTTTCGGGAGAATGACCCTCGCGCGCCTCTGCTTCGCCCTGAGCGGGCATCAAGCGTTATGAGGCACCGTTGATATGGGAATGGTCCTGTATCAATTCTCAATTTTTTTCTGAAAGGAAAAGTAGATGGCTCTTACATCTGCTCCGTATGGGCTTCAGCCCATTAACCTTTTGGGTGGGCAGGGCTTCGCTGGTTCGACTCGGTTGTATTCGATTCCGTCCGGCTTGGCTGTGAACATTCAAACTGGTGATCCGGTTATTGTCGTTAATACCGGCGCCAATCGCGGCACGATTACCCGCATGAACACCACCACGACTGCTACTACCGTTACTTCTACGGGCGGTGGCTTTGGTTTTGTTGGTGTGTTTGTGGGTTGCACCTACACCGATCCGGTGTTTGGTAAGATTTTCCGTCAAACCTATGTTTCTGGTACGGTTGCTTCGGACATTCAGGCTTATGTCGTGGATGATCCTGACGCCATGTTCCAAATTCAGGCTGATGGTTCTCTTGGTCAGACTGCGCTTGGGTGCAATGCGTCCCTGATTCAAACGCGCGCTGGTGGTTCTGGTTACTTTGCTTCTGGCCTTGCGTTGCAGGCTTCGAGCGTTGCCACCACTGCCACGCTTCCGCTGCGAATTGTGGATTATGTAACCATTGGCGATGCCTTTACTGATGTGGTGGTGCGTATCAACACTCACTTCCATCGGTCAGGCAATACCGGCATTGCCGGTACAGCGGCGTCGTAAGGAGGGCTGAGATATGGCTATTAGTCGCGCACAGCTTCTTAAAGAACTGCTGCCGGGTTTGAACAAGCTGTTTGGCTTGGAATATAACCGCTATGGTGAACAGCATAAGGAAATCTATGAGGTGGAAACCTCGGAGCGTTCCTTTGAAGAGGAAGTGAAACTTTCTGGCTTCGGGGCCGCGCCCGTGAAGAACGAAGGTATGCCGATTGCGTATGATAACGCGCAAGAGGCGTTCATTGCCCGCTACAACCATGAAACGATTGCCCTTGGTTACTCCCTTACGGAAGAAGCCTTTGAGGACAATCTGTATGAAAGCCTCTCGATCCGCTACACGAAGGCCCTGGCTCGCGCTATGGCTTACACGAAGCAGATCAAAGCGGCTGATTTGCTGAATCGTGGTTTCACCACCTTCCAATCTGGCGATGGTGTTACCCTGTTTAGCACGGCTCACCCGCTGGTTGGCGGTGGTGTCAACAGCAATCGCCCGACAGTCGGCGCGGATTTGAATGAAACCTCCCTTGAGGCGGCGGTAATTCAGATGGCGCTTTGGACGGACGAGCGTGGTCTGCTTATCGCGGCCAAGCCGCGTAAGCTGATTGTCCCGCCGCAGCTTCAGTTTGTTGCTACCCGCATTCTCGAAACTGCGCTTCGTGTCGGGACTTCGGATAACGACCTTAACGCGCTGAAGAATAACGGTTCTATTCCTGAAGGCTATACGGTCAACAACTTCCTGACTGATCCGAATGCTTGGTTCCTTAAAACTGACGTTCCGAATGGCATGAAGCACTTTGTTCGTGTGTCTCAGGAAACCAAGACTGACGGTGACTTTGATACCGGCAATATCCGCTGGAGGGCGCGTGAACGTTACTCCTTTGGTGTCTCGGACGCTCTCGGCATCTTTGGAAGCCCCGGAAGCAATTAACCTTCTAAACAAGGAAGGGGGTGAAAGCCCCCTTTTTTGTTGCCAAAAATATATACATTATGCTATACAGATTTAGTAGATAGGAGTCTGTAATGGCAAACCAAAACTCATGGAAAGCTTCGGCTGCAAGTCGCAGAAAAATTGCCGAATTAAAATTTTGGGAATCTGTATCAAGTCTTTATGGGGATTCCTTGGATTTTACTGATTTCCAATATCAGGGGGCTACTACGTCCTGTTTTGTGTCCTGCATTAAGCATGGACCGTTCAAAACAAAACCAACGTACCTTGTGAATGGATATGGCTGCCCATCATGCGGAAGAGAAAAAATCAAAGAAGCGGCGATGGGCAAGCGCCTTGGGTTTGATGGTTTTGTTTCTAAAGCTATGGAAATACACGGTAATTTATATTCATATCCAGAACAAGAATATGTGACAAATAAAGATAAGGTAAAAATTATCTGCTCGAAGCATGGAGAGTTTTGGCAGAAGCCCAACTCTCACCTTTCTGGCAAGGGCTGTTATGAGTGCGCTAATGATTCAAAAAGAGCCAGAAATTCGGCTGTAAGCGCGCTTACAAAAAGTGGATTATTGGATAGGTTGATTGAGGCAAACCCATCTTGGGAATATGATCTATCTTCTTTTACGGGGATGGCAAAAAATCTAAGAGCCATCTGCCCCGAGCATGGGGAATTTTATTCAACCCCAAATAATATGCTTCGCAATAGTGGCTGCCCAGGATGCGGCGAAAGAAAAATGCTAGCAGCATCCGCCGCCAGAAAGTTAACAACAGAACGGTGGATCGAAAGGGCTAAAGCTGTTCATGGCGGGAAATACCTATATTGTGATACCGTTTATGATACAAATGGGAAAATGGCGGTTCAATGCCCCAAGCATGGAGAGTTTCTTACAACTTCAGACCACGTGTATCAGGCAACTGGTTGCCCTAGGTGTTCTATACATTTATCTAAGGCCGAGGACGAAATTGCAAATTTATTAAAGATTTATACTGAGGTTGACCAGCGTAATAGGTCATTGATTAAACCGCTCGAATTAGATATATTTTTACCCAAGCATGGTGCGGCTATAGAGTACTGCGGGGATTATTGGCACAGTCATGGAGACCCCGACTCGGAAAAGGCGGGAATGGCCAAGCATCACAAGAAGTACAATTTGTGCGCCCAAATGGGAATTAGGCTTATCACTATATTTGAAAGCGAGTGGATGGGTCGAAGGGCGGCGATTAAGCGCATTTTGTTAAATTGCATAGGGAAAACAAGGGGCAGATTGATGGCCCGCAAATGTAGTGTCGGGCGCCCCACAAGCTCAGAAGCTAGAGATTTTTTTGAATTATACCACCCACAGGGAGGCAATGGCAACGGTGAGCATTACGCCCTTTATCATAATGCGAAGATAGTCGCCTGCATGAGGTTCACGCTTGGCGCCAATGACCGTGGCGTAGGCGCTGAGAGGTCTTGGACGCTATCTAGGTATGCTACTAGGGTTAATGTGGTCGGAGGCGCCTCTAGGCTTTTTAGTGCGTTTAGAGAAGAAAATGACCCTGATTTTGTAAAGTCGTTTTCAGACAATAGGTATTTTGAAGGAGAAATGTATAAACGACTCGGCTTTGAGTTAGATGCTGAATTGCCGCCAGATTACATGGTTTGGAGTCATAAGGTTGGTTTGAAGCCAAAGTCTTATTATCAAAGAAAGTTTATTCCCCAAAGGCTTTTGGACCATGGGATTCAAGACCCCTTTGAACCAAGCACAGACAATAGGACTGAGGCAGAAATGACATATCTAATGAAGTGTAGGAGAATATATGATTGTGGCAAGAAAAGATGGGTTTGGCGCAAATAGTTTAAAGTAATTGAAAATACCTATTGCATGTTATCTCGCATGTGTCCTATATCAAAGGTAACCGGGTTTTAACTCGCCATACCAACTGCCCCGGCAGACAAGCACAGATGGTATGGTTGTTGTGCAGGAGTTTTATCAATGGCTTTTTCATCTTTTACTGGGCCACTTCGTTCTGGCCCCACCAAAGAAGGCCCGAACCGTAATACGGGTCTAGCCGTTCTTTCTCAATCCTGGGATTCTGGCGATCTAACTGGACGTGTTGTTGGCAGCACCGACACGGCGGTTTTTCGCTTGCCGCAGGGCGCGCAGATTGTCAGCATTTTTGTGGATCAAACTGTTGCCGCTACGGCTGGCACCACCACGATTTCTGTGGGTAATGCTTCTGGTGGCGCTCAGTTGATGGCTGCTGTTGCTACCACGGCTGGTGGTCGTTTTACTGGCACGACGACTGCCGCGACACAGGCTGCTTGGCAGACCTCTACCACGGCTGATACCCAGGTATTTGTTCGTGTTACTGTCGCTACTGCCACGCTTACGGCTGGTCGAGCGATTGTCACTGTCAACTATGTTCAGCGTCTTGAGGACGGCTCCGCAAATCCGGCCAACAGCCTGTAATTAAGGGAGGGTCAGATGGGTGGCTATGCACCTCTAATCAGTACTGAAACTGGTCGTTCTTCTCATTGGAAGGCGACCAATGAAGCGGCTCACGTTATTTCAAGCAACGTAACCACTAAGTTCCGTGATGCCTTTGAAACGTATGACCCGAATGACGGGAAATATTCTCAAAGCATTCAGGCCGGTGACTATGCTTATGTAGATGGTAATGCCGCATCTGCCTCCTATTTGGTGTTTAGCAAATCTCCGCTGAATGCTGGCACGGAAAGTTATATTGAGAGTTCGCTTACGCTTGATATGCCGATTGAGGTTGCTGTTGGGCTTAGCATGTCTCAACGTACCTTGGGTCAAGATTTCTCGGTTGAAATTGTCAGCACCGATTCTTCTTTGATTTCGCAGGCCGATGTTGCAATTTCTAGCATATCTCAAACCACAACCACATTGACGGTTACGACTGCCACAAATCACGGGATTTCTGTTGGTAAGGCTATTGGTATTGAGGGCGTCAATGATAGCCGCTTTAATTACAATTCCCTGGTGGTTGCTTCTGTTCCGGCGCCCAATCAGTTCACGGCAACGGCTGGCCCTGGCGGTACTATTGCTTCGGTAACTGCTGGCCCGTTCACTACGGGTTATGTATATCATCGCCCTCGCCTTGGTGGGGCTAATGATGGCCTTTCGATGATTTTTGAAAACGCCACAGCAACCAACGCTAGTTTTTACACGAGGTCTGAGGCGGGTGATGCGCTGCCAAGCGGCACTATCGCAGGTAGCCATTCTGTGGCTATAGGCACAACTGCTTCTGTTCAGCTTGTGAACTCGGCATATCAATATGCCTTTGCCCCCACAACGGAGTATAGGTTTATTTTACAAGCTGATCGTGTTCAAGTTCAAGATCAGGCTGTTGATGTTCTGTCTGGTAGCACTTCCCGTTTGCTTCGGACGAGCGTTGTTCCAAATCCAAACAAGAAGTATAAATTGCGTTTTCGTGCGGCCAATGCGGATTCTTACCCCGTTCCGGTGGCGCAGGTTGTTTCCGCTGTAAAGACTGGCACTACCACGGCAACGGTGACGTTTGATCGCCCACACGGACTAACCACCGCCGATCTTATTGTCGCGTATGGCGCGCGTGATGCCACCAACTTCCCGAACCTTGCCACCGCTACGGCGGTTGCTTCTGTAGTGGATGCTACCACGATTACGGTTGTTTGGGGCGGCGCGGTAACTGCCACTACCTACGGTGGATTTGTTGCGCGCGTCCAGGGCGGTAACTTGTTGAGCGCCCTTGGCGCGGTTGCACAGTCGGCCCAATCTGCCACGCTCTCTACCCTTACGGATGGCACCCGTCAGCTTGTGTTGGTTGGTTCCGCTAATTGGGCGGCTCCTGCAACTATAATTGGTGACACATTGGAACTGGTTGGTTGCCGTGATATTGCGACTGGCGCCTCGCTTGGTATTGATGGGGCTTGGAAGATTGCCAACGTGGGGACAACCAACCTGACTCTGGTTTTGCCATTTGCTAATAGCATGACGCTCCCGGCTGACTTTGCTACTATCAACTGCGGCGGCGGGCTTATCAAGCGCACTGAACTCCGCGTCTCTTACATGAGGGCTTTCGACTTTGCCCGCGAGCGTGTGGAATGGACGCAGCGCCCGATCACGGATATTTCTGCTTCTATCCCGGCGTATATTACTAACGCCTCTATCCCGATCACCTATACTCAGGGTGCCTTGGTTGCCGGTACTGCAATCATTGGTGATGTTGGCGTTACTTATCGCGCAAATAATACTGGCGCGGCGAGTGGTACGCACATTGTTTCTGCCGCCACCACCAACCCAACGCTAGTAAAGAACGCGGCGGGTCGTGTGCTTGGTTGGATTTTCGGCAACAACACCGCATCCTTCAGGTATGTGAAGTTGCATAATCAGGCTACGGCTCCGACTGCTGGTACGGGCGTTGTCCGTACAATCGCCCTGCCGCCCAATTCAACCGTCACCTATACCATAGAGGGTGGTATTGGTTTTGCCACTGGAATTGGTTTGACGATTGTTACGGGTGTGGCTGATGCTGATAATACTGCGGTTGGCTTGAATGAAGTGGTTGGCGATATATTCTTTGCGTAAGGGATGGTGAAATGAACATTACAGACTTGATTCGGCTTCTTGAAAACCGATTGTCTTACACGCAGCAACAGCGTCAAGTTGCGTTTAATCGCGGTGATGTGGAGGCCGTTTCAGCGATGGATGGGGATATTTCATCCACCCAATCCTCTCTTTCGGCTCTGCGTTCATTGGGTCAGTAAGATGCCTAAGACCCCTGCCTGGACCCGCGCAGAGGGGAAAAGCCCGGCAGGCGGTCTAAACGCTAAGGGTCGGGCCTCATACAACAGGGCCAATCCTGGCAAGCCTGGATTAAAGCCCCCTCAACCAGAGGGTGGCCCAAGGCGCGATAGCTTCTGCGCTAGGTCTGATGGTCAGCGCAAAATGCACAACATTAGTTGTTCTGAAACGCCCAAGAAGCCCATCTGCAAGGCGCGCCGTAGATGGAAATGCTGACATGAATGAAGGTGAAATCCAAAGGAATCTAGGTTCGCTATCAGCGAAAATGGAAAATATGGAATCTCGCTTAGGCGACATGAAGCGGGATATGGATATTCGGTTCGAGCGGCAGGATGATCGGCTTGATGAGGTCATTAAAACCCTTAATAAGTTGAGCGGCGGCTGGCAATTTATTATGATGATCGGGACGGTTGTAGGTATTGTAACTGCCCTAGTAACCGCCTGGAAGATGGGATTTGTAAAATGAGGCAAATCAATCAAGATGGCTTGAACCTTATCAAGCAATGGGAGGGGCTTCGTTTGGAAGCCTATCTATGCCCCGCTAAGGTTTGGACGATTGGCTACGGTCATACCTTGACAGCCAAGAAGGGTATGAGCATTAGCGAGGCCGAGGCTGTCAATCTATTGCGTGGCGATTTGGCTAGGTTTCAGCGTTGCGTGGAAGATGCAGTTAAAGTCACCGTGAATGACAACCAATTTGCTGCCCTTGTGTCTTTCTGCTTCAATGTTGGCGAGGGCGCTTTTCGTGGTTCAACCCTTCTGAAGAAACTGAACGCCGGTAACTTTGATTCTGTTCCGGGTGAGTTGGCGCGCTGGAATAAGATCGGCAAGAATGTGTCTGCTGGCCTTGTTAATCGCCGGGCGGCTGAAGCTGGCTTGTGGGTAAAGGGGGCTTATGTGTCCTCTAACTACATTGAGCCTTCCGCTCCTTCGGATGGGAAGGCTTCTGCCGTGGCTTCATACGGTGGTATTGCCGCTGCCGCCGCTACTGCCGCCCCTGCTGTACAAGCCCTTGGCGGGGTTCCAATGTGGGTTGGCGTGGCGATTGTAGCTGCCGCTGTGGTGATCGCCGCCATTGTTCTGTTGAGGAAGAAATGATTGCCATTGGGTTTATTTGGGCCAAGATTAAGGCGTATGTGATTGGCGCTGTTGCCGTTATCGGTATCTTGATGGCTGCCTTCTTTTCTGGTCGTAGGGAGGGTAAAGCCCTTGCCCAAAAGGATCAGCTAGAGGGAACCTTAGATAGTTTGCAGAGGGGAAACGAGGCTGCCGCCCAATATAAGGGGAATGGTGGTGCGGTTGATGCCCTTGATAAGGGGAAGTTTTGAAATACGTCCTTCCTCTTTGTTTATTGGTTCTAGCTGGGTGCGGGCATAATACAGCCTTGGTTTGTCCAAGCATTGTCCCGTATAGCCTAAGTATTCAACAGGGCGCGGCGGCTGAATTAAAGGCTTTGCCTAGCAATTCTATTGTTGCTAGAATGATGGAAGATTATGGTGAACTTCGTGCCCACATTCGGGCTTCTTGTAAATAGGAGAGTGTTATGAAGAGTATGAAGCCTAGGATGAAGAAAATGGGTGGCGACATGGAAATGTCCACCCCCCGCTTTGCGGCCCGCGCTATGCGTCCGGGCGGGATGAAGAAGGGTGGGCCGGTTCATTCCGATGCCGCCATGGATAAGAAGCTGATGCGTAAAGAAATCGCCCGCGCCGAGAAGATGGAAGATAACGGCATGAAGAAGGGCGGTAAGGTCATGAAATACGCCAAGGGTGGTGGTGTTGAAATGAAGGGTAAGACCAAAGGCAAGGTGGTGTGATGAAGGACCGCGATCTTCCTTTGCCACCGCGTCCACCTGCTCGTGGCATGGCTCGCGCCCGCCCTCGTTCATTTGAGGAAGATACCACCCCTCCGCGTGGTATGCGGAATTACCGTCCTGAAATGACGCCGGGCGGTGTTGAGTCTTTCGAGGAAGATATGACTCCCCCTGCTGGAATGAGGAACATGAACATGAAGCCTCGCCCTGAAAAACGCATGAAGGCGGGTGGTAAGGTTAAGAAGATGGCTTACGGCGGTTCCGTGAAATCATCTTGCCAGCGTGGCGATGGGATTGCCATGAAGGGTAAGACTAAAGGAAAGATGGTATAATGGCAAAATTCAATGACACCGAGTTTGGGCTTTCGGTTTTAAGCCCTGCTTTTGCTGCATCTAAAGTGTTGGGTGGTGACGCTGACATTGGCGACCTTGGTATTATGGGCGCTATTAAGCGGTTTGGTGGTGGTGATAAAAAGCCTGATGGCACACCGCTAACTGAGGAGGAAAAGCAGAAGGTTCGCAATATGCTTGCGGCGCAGGGCAAACCTGTTCCTCCCGGCATGAAGCGCGGTGGTATGGTGAAGAAGCCAAAGATGAAGAAGATGGCCTCCGGTGGTTCTGTAAAGTCATCTTACACCCGTGGAGATGGTTGCGCCATTAGGGGTAAGACGCGCGGGAAGAGCGTATAATGTGGCTACTTGGGATCATTGTAGGGGCTATTGGTTTTCGACTGAGGGGTGATGCCATCTTTCAGGAGATTACCGGGCGCGGCGCCACCACAGCGCGCATTGTCTGTTGGGCTATTCCAATGGGTTTGCTGTCCCTTTCCACGGTCCCGTGGTGGGCGTCCGTATTGGTGACGGTGGGGTTCTTCCTTGGTGCTATGCCGGGATGGTATGGAAGTTTAGACCTGGGGCGCCGTGAAGGTGATCCGATTAAAGACCGCCTTATCATGGTTGCCCGTGGTTTGGTTTGGACGCTGCCCGCCGCCCTGGTGGTTTGGCAGTTTGATATTGGTAATGCGATTGCATTGATGATTGTCGGATTGGCCTGCCCGTTGTTCTATGAATTGGGATTTAGGGCGCCTTCAAAGATTCCTTACTTGCGACAGGGGCCGGAAGTAGGGGAGGTGTTCTTTGGTGCTGCTATTGGATTGGCGCTAACGCTATGAAGCCTGTTTGGGAGCAGAAAAGGCCGAAAGGATTGGGGAAATCAAAGCCCCTATCCGGTAAGCAGAAGGCTTATGCCAAAGCGTCTGCAAAGGCGGCTGGTCGCCCTTATCCAAATGCTGTTGATAATATGCGGGCTGCGAGGAAGAAGTGATGTCGGGTCATAGGGATTAAAGTAATGCCTACTAGCGGAACGGCAACTTGGAATATCGAAATAACGGACCTGATCGAGGACGCTTACGAACGTGCCGGTTTGGAAGCTAGGACTGGGTATGACTATAGAACCGCGCGCCGTTCCCTGAATATGATTAGTGCTGAGTGGTCTAACCGAGGTTTGAACCTTTGGACCGTTGAGCAGCTATCCATCACGCTTTCCCCCAATGTATCTACCTACAACCTACCGGCTGACAACATTGATGTGATTGATGCTATTGTCCGGTTGCCGGGTCAGGGGTCTAACTTTGACTATCCGCTATCGCGTATCGGCGTGACGGACTATGCGACCCTGCCTAATAAGGCAACGACAGGGCGCCCCCTTCAGATTTACGTCCAGAAGCAGATTAGCCAATCCTTCATTCTTTGGCCGGTTCCCGATCAAGCCTATACGGTCCTGTATTGGCGTATGCGACGGATGCAGGATGCCACCAATGCCGTTGACAATATGGACGTGCCGGTTAGGTTTGTGCCAGCCTTGGCGGCTGCCCTGGCCTATCAGATTGCCCTAAAGCGTCCAGAGGCGATGGGGCGGGTTGCTATGCTGCAAGCTGAGTATGAGCGGCAGTTTGCCTTGGCGGCAGAGGAAGATCGGGAGCGGTCTCCCGCCACCTTCGTTCCCTGGAATTATAGCAAGCTATGACCCAGAAATTTGCCTTTGGTAAGCGGGCTTTTGGGTTCTGTGACCGTTGCGGGTTTCGGGCTCCATTAGCCAAACTAGATTGGCAGGTGGTGAACCAGAAACCTACGGGCATTAAGGTGTGTTCTGCCTGCAATGATGAGGACCATCCTCAGTTGCAGTTGGGTAGGTTCCCGATAAATGATCCTGTGGCGCTGCTTAATCCTAGGCCAGATGTTGACCCTGGTAGGAGTTTATTTGGCTGGAATCCTGTTGGTAATCCGGCTATATTCGCTACTGGCCTAGTCGGAATAGTAAATATAAATTAGAACTGTAGTTTATGGGGTGAATGATATGAAAATGGACATGAAGAAAATGCCGCTTCCAGAGGTGGGCAAAGACTACAACCGGGGCTTGAAGGGTTTGTCTATGTCTGTAGGCAGTATGACTACCTGTGCTGATTATCCGCCCAAGAAGCCATCCGCGAAGATTCGCGGTACGGGCGCTGCCACTAAAGGAACTATGTTCCAAGGCGATCAGTAATAGGTAAGCGGCAATGAATTACGCAGAACTTTCGAGTATGTTGCAAGACTACACTCAGAATTATTCTTCTGAGTTTATTGCCGCTATTCCTGACTTTGTGAACTTGGCCGAGGACAGGATTTACAAGGCCGTCCAAATACCGGCGCTAAGGAAGGTTCAAACCTTCACGCTAACTGCGAATGACAAGTATTTTACCGTTCCAAGTGATTTCCTTTCTGCTTACGCTGTGGCGGTTATCACGGGTGGGTCCTATAATTACCTTCTGGAAAAGGAAGCTGGTTATCTAAATGAGGCTTTTCCGGTTGTTAGTTATCGTGGGATTCCAAGGGTTTATGCTGTAATTGATGAGGATAAGCTGGCATTTGCTCCTACTCCTGGGTCTGCTTATAGTATTGAAATGTATTACTTTTATGAACCTGAAAGCATTGTCACTACCAATACTAGCTGGCTTGGTGAAAATGCTGAGAGTGTATTGTTCTATGGTGCTTTGATTGAAGCCTATACTTATATGAAGGGCGATGCTGACTTGATTGCGCTTTATACCGCGCGCTATAATGAAGTATTGGCTAGGTTGAAGAATCTTGGCGAGGGTCTTAATAAGAAAGACAACTTCCGCATTGATGCTCCGCGCCTTCAGGTGACATGATATGATAAATTCAGCATATTGCACGTCATTCAAAAAGCAGCTTTTGGAAGGGGCGCATGACTTCCGTGTTGGGCAGAATGTGTTTAAGATTGCCCTTTATGCGGAGTCTGCCAATCTTGATGCGAATACCACGGCCTATACCACGGCAGGGGAGATTGTCGGGCTAGGTTATACCGCTGGCGGTTTGACCTTGACCCAATCTAATCCGGTTGAGTTTGGTGCTAGTGGGATTGTGACGTTCTCCAATGCGTCTTGGACGGGCGCTACAATAGCTGCCCGTGGCGCATTGATCTACAATTCAACCCCTGTTCATACCTATACCAATCCAGCCTGCATTGTGTTGGATTTTGGGATTACTAGGGCGGCTTTCAACAATACGTTTGAGATTCGGTTTCCTGCTGCCACCGATCAAACGGCGATTATAAGGGTGTATTGACATGCCTTCAACTTATTCAACGTCTTTGCGACTGGAATTAATGGGGGCTGGTGAGCAGGCCGGGAATTGGGGAAACACCACCAATTACAACCTTGGAACCCTGTTGGAACAAGCCATCGCTGGCGTTGAAAATGTCACTATCTCAGGGACTAGTTACACTTTGACAACTGGCAGTGGTGTGGCGGATCAGGCGCGTAATGCGGTGATTAACCTGACCGGGACGCTATCGGCTAATTGCAATGTGATCGTGCCTTCTGTAGATAAGGTTTATACTATCCGCAATTCCACCACTGGTGGGTTTTCGGTGGTGGTTAAGACTGCTGCTGGTTCTGGTGTGACAGTTGCTAATGGTTTGACGCAATCTATGTATTGCGATGCGACTAATGTGGTTGCTTCTACGGTTGCCTTTAATAACGCCACCAATACCATTGCAAGCAATGTGACCGGCAATTTGACCGGGAATGTGACCGGGAATGTGTCTTTCGGCGCTGGCTCTGCTGGATCGCCCGGTCTTTCTGTTACTGGCGATTCAGATACGGGGATTTTTTCGCCTGGGGCAAACGTGCTTTCTGTCGCGGTGGGTGGCGACCGCCTTATGGATTTCTACCAATCCACATCAATTCTGCAAAATAAACTTGGCGATGCCGAGGCAAATTATTGGGTGCGACTTGGTGACGCCAGCGCAGTAAATGTAAGGGCTTGCCAATATGGTGCGCTAAACGAGAGTAGTATTCCTGTTGCTTCGGTTCGGCCTGTTTTGGCTACGGATGGCAGTAGCAACATTGAATTATACGCTACCCCTGCTGGCTCGCGCGCATCTGACCGCCGCGTGTTGCGGATGAATGTTCCGGGTTCCGGTCAAATCACCATGAATGGCGGTCTTGGCCTTAATGCGGGCACCGCCGCCGCGCCTGCGTATAGCTTTAGTAGCGATACAAACACGGGGATTTTCTCGCCTGGGGCTGACCAGTTGGCGTTTTCTTTGGGTGGCGTCAATTTTGTGACAATGCTGGGCAGCGCGATTGGTTTCGGTATTGCTAATCCTGGCTATCCGGTCACAATTCAGGCAAACGCCAGCACGGGCGCTTTGAGGCTTGTTGGCCGCGTGGCAGATGATATTTCAACAATGGAATTTGGGAACAGTACCCAAAGCACGACAAACGCGATTATTCAATCTGGTCCTGGTTACTTATCATTTGGGCCAAGTGGCACAGAGCAGGCGCGCGTGGAAAATACAGGGGCCTTTCGCTTTAATTCCGGCTATGGTTCCGTCGCCACCGCTTTCGGTTGCCGCGCCTGGGTGAACTTCAACGGCACCGGCACGGTTGCAATCCGCGCTTCTGGTAATGTCAGCAGCATCACTGATAATGGGCTGGCGGATTATACGGTCAATCTGACCACACCTATGCCAGATGCAAATGGCTCTGTGACAGTCGGGGCATGGGCCTCGCTGCAAAGCAACAGCCAAGCCTACGCCGACATGCGCGTCACAAACATAGCGGCATCCAGTTTCAGGCTGGAAGGTACATCATCTGTGTCTGATCCGGCTATCGTTTGTGCGGCGTTGCACCGCTGAAGGACCATAACCATGCAAGCAATCATCTACCCAAACGACCAAGGCGGCATTGCCGTAATCATCCCCGCGCCGGATTGCGGTATTCCGCTATTCGAGATTGGCCGGAAGGATGTTCCGCCGATTGTGACCTATGAAGGCACGGGCCAATTCATCCTTGATGAACAAACGGATGAAGAGCGGGAAATCATGCGGAAGGTAGTCACGCCCCGTCCCTTCCGCATCATCCCAACATCGGCCATCCCGCAAGATCGCACCTACCGCGAAGCCTGGACCGCTGATTTTAGCGCGCCGGATGGGCATGGCATTGGTGCTGATGCGTGGTTTGCGGAACAAGAGGAGACTGCAAATGATCCAGATTGATATGGCGAAGGCGGTTGAAATTCAGCGCAACCGTATCCGTGCCTTGCGTGAGCCATTGCTGGCCGCGCTTGATGTGGAATTTATGCGCGCGGTGGAAAGGGGCGATCAGGCAGAACAAGCCCGAGTTGTGGCGGAAAAGCAAAGGCTGCGCGATTTACCCAATGACCCGCGCCTGACTGCCGCAAGGACTGTGGATGAATTAAAGATTATCACGGTTTAAGAAAAGTGATATGCCCCTAAAGAAACTTACATTCACGCCAGGAATACAGCATGACGGATCACGTTATGCTTCTTCTGGTTCTTGGTCTGATGTGGATAAGGTAAGGTTTAGGTCTGGCGCCCCTGAAAAAATTGGGGGCTGGCAGAAAGCTACATCATCTTCATTTCGTGGGATATGCCGAAACCTAAAGCCATTTACTGACTTGAATAACAACTACTTCCTAGGTGTCGGGACGCATTTGAAATACTACATTGAACGTGGTGGGGGGTTTAATGACATTACCCCATTGAGAACCACGATAGTTCAATCCAATCCCTTTACTACGGTAAATGGCTCTGCCACTGTTACTGTCACTATTCCTAATCATGGGGCGGTGGTGAATGATTTTGTCACATTTACCGGCGCCAGCGCCGTTGGCGGGTTTACACTGAACGGTGAATATCAGATTGTATCTGTAGTTAATTCAAGTATTTTCACTATTATTCCTGGGCCAATCTTAAATTATACCAACATAAATTACATAACTGATTCAACAAATGTGGCTGTAATTGCAGCCCCAATATCTTCTATTTCTGAAGAAGAAGTTTATGTGAATGGGATAAAAAAAACTCAATACACTAAATTGGCTGATCTATTTGATCCGAGTCAAACATGGATAATTTTTCCTTTTAATATAAGGCCCCCTGAAGGGGCTGTGGTTAGAGTTTCAGTCCCCACTATAGCAACATCAAATGCTACAGGTGGTGGTTCTGTAACCGCTGCCTTTCAAATCCAAAGCGGACTTGATTCTACCTTGTATGGTAATGGATGGGGCGCTGGCACATGGGGTGGTATTACTGGCAGCGTATCTTTTACCGGATCAATTAGCGGCACCACACTGACTGTATCAGCGGTGGCTTCCGGCACATTGGCGGTTGGGCAGTTGATTGTAGGTGCGGGTGTATCTGCATCGCCCCCCGGCTCAAATGCAACTTACATCACGGCCCTAGGGACGGGTTCTGGCGGGGTTGGAACCTACACGGTAGGTGTGTCTCAAACTGTAACCTCAAGGGCTATGACGGCCTATTCAGGGACGGGGTGGGGTTCTCCTGCTGCTGGACTTACACCAGGGCAAAAACTTAGAGTTTGGTCGTCTGATAACTTTGGGCAGGATTTGGTTATCAATCATAATGATGGCCCAATCTACTATTGGTCTAATGCTTCTGGTTTAGGTGTGAGGGCTGTTCTACTGTCTAGCCTTGCTGGGGCGTCTGACGTTCCTGCTGTTGCCCGGCAGATTATGGTGACGGATCAGGACCGGAAAGTGTTGGCCTTTGGTTGTTCTGATATTGTTTCTGGTTTGCAGGATAGGTTGTTGGTTAGGTGGTCTGACACTGAGAATCCGGTTGATTGGACCCCGACAGAGATAAATTCTGCGGGTGGGATTAGGATTCCTACCGGGTCTGAGTTTATGACTGCCTTGGAGACTCGCCAGGAAATACTTGTTTGGACGGATGCTGCTGTTCATTCAATGAGATACATCGGGGCGCCCTTTGAATACTCGATTGCTCAGATTGGCTTGACTTCCCTTCTATCCCCTAGCGGGGTGGCGGCGGCTAATGACATGGTATTCTGGATGGGGACTAATGGGTTCTATGCCTATAATGGTCGCATTGCTGGTTTGCCTTGTTCCGTTAAAGATTATGTTTTCAATGACATAAACTACGATCAGGCTGAGAAGATTACAGCCGGTAGTAATATGGCGTTCAATGAAGTTTGGTGGTTCTACCCTTCGGCCAATTCATCTGAGAATGACCGTTATGTGGTGTATAACTACAATGAGAATGTGTGGTTTGTTGGGTCCATTGTCAGGACGGTTTGGATTGACCGGGGGATTGAAGATTATCCCCGTTCCGCTTCGACGGACGGATACATCTACTTCCATGAACTAGGGCAGGATGATGGGTCTGTGAACCCACTTGCCCCTATTACTGCATATATTGAAAGCGCCCCGTTTGAGATTGGTGATGGTGAACAATTCGGTTTTGCATGGCGCATGATACCTGACATTACATTCAGGGATAGTGCTAATGCCAATCCTTCTGTTAATTTCATATTGAAAACCCAAGACTATTCTGGTGGGAATTTCAAACAGACTTCTAACAATAACGCGGTCAGGACTGCCACCTTGCCGATTGAGCAATTCACGGACCAGACTTATTTCCGGCTGCGAGGCCGCATGATGAGTTTGAGGGTGGAAAGCACGGCTGTAGGTGTAGCGTGGCGCCTAGGTATCCCTAGGATTGACGTTAGAACGGACGGGCGCCGATGATTGGCCGGGCGAGGCTACCCACCCCACCGGAGGTTTATGATCCCCAATGGGCCATGCAATTCCACCGGGCCATAGACCAAAACCTAGATAGGTCGTTTGAGGGTTCCCCTAACTTTGCCGAGGCTTCTGGTTACTATGGTTCGTTCTACGACACCACGACACAGACTGCGGCGGCGGCAAATACTGCCTATGCCATGAGGTTTAACTCTACCGTATCCGCCAATCAGGTAGGTGTAACTAATAATAGTCGCATTACGGTGAAGAACCGTGGGGTATATAACCTACAGTTTTCGGCGCAGATAGATCAGAGTAGTGGTTCTAATCATTATGTCTGGATATGGTTAAGAAGAAACGGTATAGATGTAAGTAATTCAACTAGTAAGGTTTCTATTCAGGGATCAAAGTCTGAGTTAATTCCTGCTTGGAATTTCGTTATACCTTTGCTTGGTGGGGATTACTTAGAGGTTATGTGGGCCGTGGAAGATACTGCTGTTCAACTTATAGCTGAAGCTGCGACTGCTTTTTGTCCTGCTATTCCATCTGTTATAGCAACGGTTACGTCAATCTAGGGGTAATGTCATGAAGAATGTAGCCAATGGTCTAGCGAGATATGGCCGGAATGGTGACAATAATCTTGTCCATGTGAGTGACAAGGAACTTGCTGGCATTGAACAGTTGACGGGCCGGAAATTCACAACCAATCCTCAAACTGGATTGCCGGAAGCCTTTAACTTTGCGTCCTTGCTGCCTGTGGTTGCTGGGATTGGCGGCACTGTATTGTCCGGTGGTAATCCTCTGGTTGGGGCCTTGGCCGCTGGCGCGGTTAGTGGCGGTGTTAGCGCGGCGCAAGGTGAAAGCACAGAGACGGCACTTACCAAGGGTTTGATTTCTGGCGTAACCACTTATGCCGGAGGGCAGTTGCTGTCGGGTGTTGGAGAGGCGGCTGCTGCTGGTGGGGCTGAGGCCGCTGGCGCCGCTGGGCAGGCTGCTGCTACTGCCGCCCCTACCGCTGGTGGGGCTGTTACCGTTCAGCCGCTAGGTGAAATTGCTGCATCGGGCGCTTCTTCTGCCGCTGGTCCAGCAACCACAATCCCTGCTGTTGCTGGCTCTGGTATTCCTAGTACGCCCTTGGCTCCCGGCTTAGAGGCGGCACAAGCCCCTATGAGTTTTGGTGATAAGTTGTCTGCTATCGGGAATAACCCTAGCGCGGCTTTGGATAAATTAGGCTCCAATATTGTTGCTAATCCTATTAAATCCGGCATATTTGCTGGCGGCACATACGCCACTGCTACCGGCGCCCTTGATACCCCGAAGATGCCGGGAGAACCTGAGTATGATCCAAGCAAATATCCAGAAAGGTTCCCGTCAAGCCCCCGCCAATGGAACGCGCCACCATCAAGCTATCAGCCGGGGTATTCTCCCGAGTATCGGTATTTTGCCAAGGGCGGTCTAGCCGATCTTCGGGAAGGCAACCAAGAGACAACCGCCAATCTAATGAATGAAGCCAAGGCTGCATTGTTAGGTGAGCATCCTAAGCCACAGGAAGCTATTGAGCGGTTCCGTAATGTGATGGGTGATGATGCCTTCATGGCCTTGAAGGACCGGATTACAGGCGGGCGGATTAAGGGCGCTGGTGGCGGGCTAGATGATCTAGTCCCTGGCACTATCGAGGGGCGCCAGAAGGTAAGGCTTGCAGACGGCGAATTTATTTTTCCGGCAGACGTGGTTTCCGCGATTGGTGACGGTTCAACGGACGCTGGCGCTAGGCGTTTGCATGAAATGATGGATGGTATTCGCAAGCAAAAGACAGGATCAACAAAGCAACCAGCCCGGTTAAAGGCCGGTTCATTGGTTCATGAACAATGAATGTAAGTATTGTTCCAGTTGAATACATCAATGATGTTTGGGATACAGTAAAGGTTATTCTTAAACCAGCCGTTGAAGTCACTAATGGCCGGTTTATGCTTTATGATATTTACTCATTTGCTCAAATGGGTAGGTATCAGATGTGGATAGCCTTTGATGATGATAAGCAAATTCATGGTTGCGAAGTAACCACTGTTACAGATTACCCGTCTAAAAGGGTTTTAACTTCGCTTTTTACTGGTGGTGATGATATTCGTTCTTGGCGTAATCAGATGATTGATGTTATTACTAGATTTGCCAAGGATCAGGATTGTGAAGCTATTGAGGGTCATGGCCGGGAAGGCTGGATTAAGCTGCTAGAGCCTTATGGTGTAAAGCGTGGCTTGACGATGTTTGAGAAGGATATTTGATATGGGTGGTGGTGGCGGCGGTCAACCTACGCAAAGCACAACCAATACTTCCAATCTTCCAGAGTATGCCCAGCCATATTTTGAGCGGATGATGGGCCGGGCAGAGGCGGAATCAAACCAGCCTTATGTTTCATACGGCGGTCAGCGGATTGCTGGTTTCACTCCTGATACACAAGCTGGATTTCAGCAAACCCGTAATGTCCAGGGCGCCGAGAATGTTCAAGCTGGTTCTGCTTTGGTTGGGGCGGCTGGCTTGCAAGGATTAGGGGCTTCTGGCTATCAGGCTAATCCCATTCAGCAATCGTCCTTTGGTTCGCAACAGGCCGAACAATATATGTCGCCCTACATGCAACAGGTGATTGACCGGCAAAAATCGTCTGCCGTTCAAGATTATCAAGAGGGTCAGGCGGGGCGGGATACCCAGGCAATCAAGGCCGGTGCTTTTGGTGGATACCGGCAGGGTATTCAAGAGGGTGTAGCACAACGGGGCCTTGGTCGGCAGCTTTCAGACATTGAAGGCGCTGGTCGTCAAAAGGCCTTTGAACAGGCTCAAGGTCAGTTTGAACGTGATCGGGCTGCATCTGTCCAAGCGCAGGGTTTGACCGAACAACAGCGTCTTGCCGGGGAGCAGTTTGGCTTGTCTGGTGCTGGCCTTAGTATGCAGGCCGGTTCTGCCTTGGGGCAACTTGGGGCCACCGAACAGGGTCTTGGGTTGCAACGGGCGCAGGCGTTGCAGCAGCAGGGGACGGCGCAACAGCAGCAAGAGCAACGTGGTATTGATATGGGCTATCAGGATTTCTTGGATCAACGTGATTACGGACGTACTAACATTGATTTTCTTTCGCGCATTTTGCGAGGGACGCCTGTTACCCCGAATACGGTCCAGAACACTTATGCTAACCCCAATCCCTTTACGCAAGTTGCTGGCTTAGGTTTGGCTGGCTTGGGCGCTTATAATCAGTATAACCGGTGAGGTTGATATGAACATTCTTCAGGTTCAAGATGCACTAAAGAACGCATCTGACATGCAGCTTTCCGGTGAGTTGCAGAATCCTACTGGTATGGCCCCGTCTTACTTGGTGCTATCAGAAGTGAAACGGCGCCAGCAAATGAGGCAGGGCGCGATGGCTAGTCCAGCGCCACAGTCTAGCATGGCTGAGGAAGCTGCAAGCCAAGCGCAGCCTGAGTATTACCCTGAAGAACAGCCGCAAGAGGAAGAGGCTGGTATTGAGGCTTTCAGGGAAGGTGGTGTTGTACGGATGGCAGAGGGTGGACTTTCTGCGGTTCCATTGGAAGTTCTTGAGTCTGAGTATAGGCGCAGGAATCCAGTTCCGCCAGAACCTTCAAGGCCTATTGAGTTGCCTAGGTGGTTGCGTGGTGGTCGTCGTGAGGAGCCGCCGCCTGGGACTCAAAGATGGACGGAACCTCCGCAATTCCCGCCCGGAACTGTTTTGCCATTTGGTACACCCAGAAATGCCATTCCGGCCCAAACCGCGACTAGAGATGATTTGGAGGCTGAAATTTCTCGCCGCCGCGCTGGTTCTATCGGTTCTTACATGGAAGCCGAAACCGCAGGTTTGAGAAATTTTAATCCGCCGCTCCCTTCGGCTAGTGAGCCTACTGCCCCGACTGAAACAGCCGGTGGTCTATATGGTCCTCCCGCCCCTCCTGCTGGTGCTGCTGCCCCTCCTGCTGGTGCCCCTAGGGCTGGCGCCTCTGAATCCCGTGGTGGTGGCGCCATGCCATCTGGCGGGGGTATGCCTTCTGGTCAACCTTCCGGTCAAAGCACAGACCCCACCATACAAGCCTTGTATGACCGTCTAAGGGCTACTGGACAGAGCCGGGAAGATTACCGGAAGGATGCTGTTAATACCGGCTTGATGCAGGCTGGCCTTGCTATGATGGCGAGCAAAGACCCTAACGCCCTAGCCAATATTGGGCAGGGTGGCTTGCGTGGTCTTGAGTCTTATACCCAGGAAATGCGCCAAGGCCGTCAGGGTGAGCGTCAGGGTATTCAGGATGAAATCACTATCCGTCGCGCTCAGACTGAGGAAGCCTATCGTCGTGGCATTATCACCAATCAGGAACGTCAACTTAGGTTGGCTGAATTGCGGGTTGGTGAGGCTGCGGGGGATCGTTCTGAGCGCCGTGCAGACAGGCAAATCCAACTTGAGGAAGCTAATAGGTTGCGTTCTGAGGGTCAGATGGGCCGGTTAATTCCAGCTATGGAAGGCAGAATAACTAGGTTAAATGAGCAAATTGGGGCATTTTCCATGGCGAGAAGTACCCCAGAAGGGCAGACCCCCAGGACTCGTGATCCGTCCATGCAGGGCGCTTATGATGCTTTGGTTCGTGAGCGCGCTCAGTTGCAAAACCGCGTTAGAAACGCGCAGGATTTCTTAATTGAGCGCGGTGGTGTTGATCTATCTACATTGGATAGGCCAGCCCCCACACAGGGCGCCCCTGGACAACCCCCTGGCCCTGTAGTTCGTCTATGATAAAATGAGAATTAAATGAGCCGCTATATCCAACTGCCTGACAATTCGTATGTAGAAATCCCCGAAGGCATGAGCGATGATGAAGCTCGCCAGAAGGTGTTTCTTGATCCCCGCTTTCGTCCGATTATTGAACAAGCTATCTCGCAACAATCTAGTATCATCCCTGACTTGGGTGGTAGCGTTGTAAGGGGTGTTGGTTCTATCCCTACGGCAGTAGGAAGGCTTACCGACCTTGTTCCGGGGATGCAGGATAACATTGTATCCCGTGGTCTAACATCTGCCGGTGAATATCTAAGCCAGCGCGGGACTGCGATGATGAGTCCTGGCGGGCAGATGCAACAGCGTTTGTTCCAAGCCGTGATGGACGAGGCTGAAAACCAGGGCCTTGTGGATCAGGCCAAGGTTGCCTTGCGGGAAGCTATTTCCAATCCCCGGATGCTTGCCAATATCACGGCAGAAAGCATCCCTTCATTGGTTGCTTCCTTTGGTGGTGGCTTGGCCGTGCGTGGCGCGGCGGCTGTTGGCTCCCGTCTAGCGGGCAGGCAACTTGGGGCAGAGGGCGCGCGTAGGGCCGCTGTTGCTGGCGCTATCGGGACTGAATCATTGCTTGAGGGTGGTGGTTCTGCCGACGATGTGTATAAGGAAATCAAGGGTCTTAAAGAGGAAGAACTACAGAAAAGCCCTGAATATCAGGAGTTGCTTCGTGGTGGCTTGAAACCAGAGGATGCTAGGGAATCTTTGGCCCGTAGTGCTGCTAGGCAGGCCGGGCTTCAGACTGCGGCTATCTCAGGGACTATCGGGGCTGCATTGCCCGGTGTGGAAACAATGCCGTTTGCTAGGGCTTCTACTGCCGGTAGGGGGCGTAGGGCTTTAACGGGCGCTGGTACTGAATTGGGGCAAGAGGGTGGTCAAGAAGGTGGCGCTGCGCTTTCAGAGAACATTGCTAGGCAACGTGCGGAGATTGAGCGTGAACTGACTGCTGGCGTTGGTTCCCGTGCTGCGCTTGGTGCGGTGGTTGGTGGTATTACAGGTGGTGCATTTGGTGGTTTAAGGTCGTCTGCCCCTGAAGTTTACCGGACTGAAGATGCTGAATTGCGTAGCGCCTTGCAGGCTGGGCAGCCTGAGTTTCAACGGGCGGCGATTGTAGAGCGCGGCCTTAATATCCCTGCTGAAGATTTCCTTTCCCGTCCAGCGGAAGAACAAGAGAAGCTACTGGCCGAGGCCCAAAAGGCATTGCAGCCCACGCCAACTATTCGCCAAGTCAGCCCTGAAGATTTTGCCGCTGCCGCCCAAGGGTTGCGCTCCGGTGAGAATCAGGAAGCGTCTATTGGAACCTTAGCGTCCCAATACATTGCCGATCAGATTAAGGATAAGCCATCCTACACTGTTTCTGTTCCATCGCTTCAAGCTTATCTTTCTGGTATTGCGGGCAGGCAGATACCTACCGGCGAAGTTAAGGCTGCGCTTGATAGGCAAATTCAGTCACCCGAGAATCAATCTGGTGAGTTTGGGTTTTCCCTTGCCAAAGGTGAATCCAAAAAGGGCAAGATTAAGAAGTATGTTGCCAACAATCTTTCGGCGCAGAACCAAGAGGTTGTAAGTGAGCGTGTTGCTGCCGTTGAAGAAGGGCGCGTTGAAACCCCGATGGGCGCCCCGGCTGCTGCCCCTGAAGGCCCTGGCTTTGCTCTACCGCCCGATGTAAAGCAGAACCTTGAAGATTTGCGTAAGGGCGTAAAGCCACAACAACAATCCTTGGTGCAATTTCTTAGGAAGGCCGGTGGCTTAAACAACACTGGTTATATGGCCGGTGAGGTTTCCAATATCCTTGGTTCAAACCGTGCGCTTCCTGGCCTTATTAACAACCAAGCCAGGACGCCAATTAAGAACCAGAATGGTAAGGTGGTTGGTTACAAGGGTGGCCTTACACTAGACCGGGCGCGGGAGAAGCTAGTTGAAGAAGGTTTCCTTCCCGAAGATGCAGACATTAACGATATGCTTAATGCTATCCGAGATGAATTATCCGGTGGTGGCGCCAACTTTGGTTTGACTGAGGATTTTGAAGGTCAGGAACGGCAACGTGCGGCGCAGCAACTAGAGCGCGCCCTAGATGAAGCCGGTGTGACTGCCCGTGATAGTGATGAAGATATTGCCCGCGTCCTTGGGTTCGAGGTTCAATCCCGTCCTGCGACGGAAGAAGATGTTGAAGCCCTAGACCGTGAACGGTTTGGTAATGTGCCACCTAAGCCGCTAGGACCGGCTGCTGAATACTCCGCCCGTGGTCAGGCAGGGCAAGCCCCTCAAACCGAACAGACTGCCCCTAAAGCCTTTGACTACATGGCGGTTATCAATGACCGGCTGAATAAGATCAGGGCCAAGGGCAAGCAGGGTGAAGCCATTGCTGCCGCCATTGAGAAGGATTTGAGAAGCGGTAAGTATCAACCGGAACAGCTTTATGCCGCCTTCAAGGCTGGCGAAGTGATGGCTGGTATTCTGCCTTCCGGCGCTAACCATGAGATTAGGTTTGTAGAGCGTATCCTGAAGGGTGATATAGAGGCCCAAGGTCGCCGGTTGCCGCCCGAGAATACCGCGTCAGCGGGAATTATTGAGATTTCCCTATCCGATTCAGCATTGAGTATGGCGCAAGAAACAGCAGCCCATGAAGCCTTCCACGTTCTTCAAGACTACTACGGCCAATATGATTCAGCCTTCAAGAAACTAATGGGTCAGTCCTTCAAGGACGGCATGACGCTGGATCAAGTTGATTCCACTATCAAGCGAAAACTACAGACAATCCGTATGCCGGGGTCTAAGCAATCTTATTGGGATTTCCTTAGTTCTAGTTTGCCGGGTAAGATTGATAGCGCCCGTGAGGCCGAGGCTTATGTCTTTGGTTCATTGCATGATGCCGCCAAGCGCGGGATTCCAATGACCGGATTGAAGCCTGCCTTCACGCGGTTTGTGAATATGCTGACCAAGTTCACTCGGCGCATGGGTAATGCCCTGCGTGGTGATGGGTTTAATAGCCCTGATGATGTGTTTGGTAGGGTTGTAGAGGGTGATGCTGGTAGGTTTGCTGGTGAGGCCGCGCCTGAGTTTAGGGGTGGTGAGGAGTTTAGTAGCCGCCTTCCTGCCACCATTGAAGTAGATGGAGTATCCCGCCCTACCACCAATAGTGAAGGGCGCCCTATTCACCCAACAGAAGAAGGGGTGCGTAACTTCTGGCGGTGGTTTGGTGATAGTAAGGTGGTTGATGCGGGTGGGAAGCCGCTGGTGGTTTATCATGGGACCGATAAGAGGTTCACTAAGGTCAATCTTAATAAGGGAACGCAGGGACTTTTTTGGTTCACGTCCGATAGGGCCGCGATTGAGGCGGGCGATGTTGGCGCTGCCGGTAGGGGCGTTATCATGGATTTATACGCCAAGATTGAAAGTCCCGCAAACTGGAAACAATACGACCAGCTATCACTTGGAGAATTTAGGTCGCGTGGACTTGATGGGGCCATTCTTCCCGAATCTGATGGCACTATGACTGGATTTATTATTGACCGGCCCAATCAAATAAAATCAGCCGTCAACAACACGGGCGCCTTTTCCCCCGCTGATGCCCGCATTCAATACAGCGCCCGCACCTTACCCAAGGTAAGTTCCACATACCAAAGCGCCATTGACAAGGTAACAGGGACATACGGACAGGAGCCGGACAGCCTATTCCGTAGGGCGCTGGATGGCCTTACAGGGGCAAGGGCCAAATACACAATGCTGTATGGTGGCGATAAGCCCCAGCGGGTTAAGGCCACTGATAGCCTTGTCATGTCCAGCGTCAACCAATTCCATGCAGGCCATTTGGCTGACCAACTCCTGAAATCCAAGGGCAGGCCGGATGCGGCTGTTATTGGCCGGTCTTGGGAGTCTGCCAACAATAATGATGCCCGTATTGCCTATATGATGAACGGTGGTGGGTATAGGCTAGACAAAACCCGTGGGGTTTTGGTGCGTGATCCCAAGGTGAAATCCATTAAGGATATGTTCGCCAATAAGGTTCCCACTGATGAGGCCGGGCAAAAGCGGTTCCAAACCTACGCTGTGGCGAACCTAGAGCGTGATCTTCGTAAGCGGGGTAAGAAAGGCTTTCTTAACCTGACTGATACTGAGATTGCTTCTGTTATCCAAGAGTCTGAACGGTCCTTCCCGCAATGGAAGGAAGTGATTAAGGACTTGAATAACTGGAACAATAGCCTGTTGCAGTTGTTGGTGGATGCGGGGAACATTGACCAAGCCACCAAAGATAAACTGATGCAGGTGTTCTACACCCCATTGTATCGCAAGATGGAAGATGATGCTTACCATAATGCTGATATGGTGGTGGGGCCAGCAACGGCGGGGACGCTCAAGAATCCTAGTGACGCATTAAAGCGTCGTGAGGGTGGGGAAGAACCCATTGGTGATCTATTCGAGAACATTGTTCGGAATGCAGATGCCATTGTGAAGTCTGCCCTGAAGAATGTTGCCATGGAGAACACCGCTAAGGGGCTTGAAATTGCGGGGCTGGCCGAGAAGGTTCCCGCTAAACTTGATGGCGCCAAGAATATCATGACCCTTCGCCGGGATGGTAAGGACGTTCATTACCGGATTGATGATCCGTTGATGATGATTGCCATTAGCACGGCGCCCATGCAGATTCAGAACGGGTTTTACAAGGCAATGGCTTCTATCTCTGGATTTCTCAGGGATATGATTACCCTTGCGCCCCCCTTTATGTTGGCAAACCTATGGCGCGGCAAGATTGTGTCTTATGTCCAAGAGGGCGTCCCCTTGTGGCGCTCGACATGGCTTGGCCTTAAAGATGCTTTGAAGCAAACCTCCTCTATGACCTCCATCGGGGACGTGACGGGCTTTGGTGGCTACACTTGGGGGCAAGGTAGTCAGGATTTGGTTGGCGAATTGAAGCGCCAAGTGCGCCTTGCTGACGGCACGGCTTCTATGCTGGATCGGGCCAAGGGTATTGTCCAGGGCTTGCGGCATGTGGGTGAAGCAACTGAATTTGCTGAACGTGTTAAGGTGGTGGACCATCTTATCTCCAAGGGTATGAACCCTGATGATGCCGCTTTCCAAGGATACCTTCTGGCGCCCTTCTCTCGACGCGGTATGGGGACCGGCTTCTTTGGTTCCATTGCTTCATTCTTGGCGCCGATTGTCCCGTTCTTGAACGCCAAAATCCAGGGTACATACCGCCTATTGGAGAATGAAAAGAACCTACCGAAGCATAAGTTTATTATGCAAATGATGGCGCGCGGTTCGGTTGTGACTATGTTTAGTATGGCCCTTGCTGCTCTGGCATCCGATGATGAGCGGTGGGAAAACGAGCCGGTTGAACGGAAGATGCTGTATGACATTTTCTATGTAGGCGATAAAACCATTCTTCTCCCAAGAGCATTTGAAGTGGGGACTTGGTTTGGTGCTATTCCCGTGATGCTTTTTGATGCAGCCCGCAAGGAGCATGGTGGTGATCTTGGGAAGGCATTTGCCTTTGCGATAACCAATACCCTTGGGTTTAGTCCAATCCCGGCCTCGATTGCCCCGCTAATTACAGTTGCAACAAACTATGATTTCTTCATGGGTCGGGAGTTAGAAAGCGCGGGCATGAGGTCGCGCCCTGCCAGCGAGAGAAGCCAAGAGGACACATCTAGGGTTGCGGAAGGTGTGGCATACGCCATCAATAATAGCCTTGGTGAGTTGCCTCGCGGCATGAGAACTGAGTTGTCTCCCATTCAAGTCCAGGCGCTTCTACAGGGCTACCTAGGGACCGCTGGCACTATGATACTGAGTGCTGTAGATGGGTTCCTTGGCTGGTCTGGTGTGACCCCTGGCAAGCCCGCTGGCCCGCTTGGTGATCCTAATAGCCCGCTTGGTATTGCCACCACCCTTTCAGGTATGCGGCGGTTTGTGAAAGGCGATGAGGAAAAGGTTAGCCGGTTTGTTGGTGACTTCTATGATCTAAAGCGTGAAGTGACGCAATGGACCACAGCCATGAATGACGCCCGGCTTGCCGGGGATATGGCTAGGGCTAACGAGATTGCTTCTGAAAGGTCTGACTTGTTTAGCCTAAAGAAGCAGGTTGATAAAGCATCCCGTGATGTTGGCGAGATTAGCCGTAGGATGAGGGCTATTCAGAACAATCCTAATATGGACCCACAGGAAAAGGCCGATGCCCTGGTCCCGCTAAGGCAACGGCGCAATGAAATCACGGGTACGGTTATGCAGCAGGCTGTTGACCGGGGAGTGCGCTAAGCGCCTCCCAAGCGGCTACAGTATCTGGCAATTCATTCTTCAAGATAGCATAGCATTTATCCGCCACCTCGATATGCTCAGGTTGTGTCCCGTTACCGCGCCTTACATCGCAGTAATGCAGCCATGAGCGAATATCACCACTCACATACATACGGGTTGTGGTTAGCCCTTCCGGCAGAATAGACCGCGCCACTTCCTTAGCGATGCCGTATCCAAGGGCAGCGGTATAGATAACGTCTGCCTTCATTTTCATTTTGGCTTGGGCTTCATCCCACCATTTCAAGATTTCTGGATCATCGCAGGGATTGGACTTCTGCCGATTCTTTGGGTCCTGCATCCTAGCCGGGCGATTGGGCGCTGCTGGCAAGGTGCTAGTAATCATATATCTTTGACTAAACTCCTGAATTTGCAGGCTTTTATGCCTAATAATCTGCCTGCTAATGTCCCGTTCTGTGATGATTTCCAGGCACATATTAGCCATAGTGAACGGGGACCAATGCTTATGCTTGATGAGATAGGCAATCAGCGAGGACGCATCATCATTTGGCTTTGCGTTTACATTGCTGACACGGGCGATGTAGCCAATCATCTGATCGGCATTGGGTGTTACCCAAACCAGATTCACTTCAGACATTGTATCTCCTTATTTGTTTAGGTTTTCTACTACCTGTCTAGCATGGTCTATTAGTTTCTCCATGCTTTTCTTATGGACATTACCATTGATGGCTTGTTCTAGGTCATTGACACAATCAGTCAGGATGATGGCTAGACCTTCTGCCTTGCCTTGCCATAAGCCTGCGTTACGGGCTGATTGACCTACTAGCTTGATAGCTTCTAGGGCGCCCTGCTTATGTTCTTCTAGTGCCGCTTGCGCGGCTTTCGCCCGTTGATAGTTTTGCTGAGATACCTCGGACCATTCATGGCAGGCTTTGGTTAGTTGTTCGTTGTCCTTTTCCAAGTCCTCAATACGGCGCCCCTTATCCAAAAGGGATTTGGCTAATTGTCCAGCCAGGGCGTCACGGCTATTGGCCCTACCATCCCATTTAAGGGCTAAGGCGCGAACCAAATTCCAATCCACATAAAGTTCACCCTCTTTCCTCTCGTGGATGGCGGCAAACTGGTCAACCTTATAGGACATTTCTTTCCCCCTTCTCCTTCATAACCCTCTCCACCGCATCCCGCGTTTCCTGCTCTAACCTATTCCAATCCCCTCGCCAGATGTTTTTAGCCATGTCGTGAATAGCGGATTGTAGTTTCTCGATTTCATTGGCTGCTTCATTCATAGTGTCCAGCCATCGTGGCGACCCGCTTGAAGGATCGCGCAACCGCTTTGTAAGGTCAGTCATTCTTTACCTCCCCATTGCCGCCAAAGTTCCATTCCATCTTTTTGAAAGATGCCACATTAAGAACCTTCACGATTTCAATGCGGAGAATGCGGAGCCGGTTGTTGTGTTCATACCAGCCGTTCCGGCCATGTGCGAAAATGATTTGTGCTTGATCCCAAGCATCTTTATACGTGGCGCCCCCACCAACTTCCCGAATAGACTGAACATCGGTAAGCAGGTTTTCAATGTGGGCATATACCTTGTATCCAAGGGTCATTCTTTGTCTCCTTCTTGCGGAACAATAGCTAACTTATATCCAATAGCCCCCAGCATATCATCGAAGGATTGGATGGATGGTCTAATGCCGTCATAGCGCCATCGGAATATGGCTGCCCTATCATATCCCGCCTTCTCGGCGGTGGCGGCGATTCCCATTTTCCTTTCCTTGATTAGCCTTATTAAATCTAACACCATTGGGTGTGCGGGCCTTTTTCCTGGCATATTTTTCTTCCACGAGTTTGTATAATTCCCAACCCTTCAATCTGAAGGGCGCGGCGGCTTGGATTAAAACCTCCACCCTAGGAAGGCACCGGCCTGATTCCCAGTTGCATAATGTGTTCTCCCCTATACCCGCTTTATCGGTGTATGTCATATTTGCCATATTAGCATGGTCACGGAGATTGTAAAGGACTTCTCCCATTGCGAGGGAGAATTTTTCCTTATCGGTAGAACGCATGGTCATTGATCCTTATTGCCTTGCGTGGGGCTGTGCTGGGCGTCCTGAAGAACAGGGCGCCCTCAGTAATGTCAGGAAAGCCGTATAAGGCTAGGTGCGCCACCTCTAGGGCTTTGCTCCATGATTCCCTGTCAGCCGGTTCACGGTCCTTATTGCGTGTGCATACCCAAGAGAATTGGCATGTGTTTCCCTGGCGCTGGTAGATTACCTGACAGGGATCATTAGGCCATCGTCCATCCTGGGTGCGGTTCATCACAACCTGGGCGACTGCAAGCATCCCGATTTTGGGTTGATTGCGGGCTTCCCAATAGATGTTCCTTGCCATGCAATTTAGGTGTTCCACGTTGATTGGTTCTGGTTCTGGTAGAAACTCAATCACGTTCACCACCTCCACCTTGGGCGGATTCTGAATCTTATCTAGGATCAGGAACCCAATGGCGGTGAAGGTGATGGTATGTAGGATGGCGCTAACGACATGCTTCATGTGTCTCTCTTGGGTTAGCCGTTGTCGCAGATGGTGAACTTAGTGCAGGCTTTCACCATTTTATTAGCTTGGATCAGCCGGTCCAACAGCTTCAGCATATCCTCCTTAGCCACCATAACCACGGCAGGCCCGGCTTTCACTAGGGCGCGGTATTCTTGGTCGTTCATTTTGTTTCCCATCAAGAGTAGAAAATCAGGAATATCATGGCCGAACACCATGATCTTTGTGGGGTAAGCGTCCATAATAGCCTTTGCATCTTCGAGGGATGAGTTGGCTATTAACTCGGCAACCTCCTCAATGCTTTTGCCAGTCATCGCAAACCCCCTATGCCGGTCCTTTTATCTCAAAGGTTGGGATGATTTCGTGCTTCCCGTCATCAATCCAGCGAAACTCCGATACGTCAGCTTCAACCCCGGCAAGCGCGGGAATCTCTTTGGTCAGGGTTCGAAACGCATGGTGAGTTTCGATCCAGTTTTGAAAATCCTTCAGTGCGTGTTCAAGTTTTTCCTGCGGTATTGTCAAGAAATCGGCGGGCGTTTTGATGATGTAGCGCGGATGCTCGCTCATTTCAGTCTCCTCCGCAAAGCCAAGATGATATTGGCGATAGCCTGACCATCCGGCCAAATAGGATTGCCGTTGCCGTCCCTCTCGGTGGCAACGAATGATGCTTCCACAAGACCAGCGTTAAGTTGTTCGTCCTGTTTTTGAAGCAGCTTCACAACCCGTCCCGCTAGTGTGCCTTCCTCTGCCGCTACAAAATGCCCGTCAAGGGCTAGTTGGGCTAGGTGGTAGTCCTGCCTTAGCTGGAAATCCACAGCGGCTTCAGCGGCCTTCTCTGGGGGAATCCAGCCTGTTTGGACAAGCCGTTCCCTCACCTCGCATCCGGTGGTGGATGCGGTTGATTCACAGTCGAATTGCATGGTGCTTCCTATGCGTTACCCGCTGGCCCGTGATACACCACGGCGCCCTCGGATGGTTGTGGCAACATAGTCAATAGATGATTGCTGGTTTCTGTAAAGAAGTGGGTTACGTCCTTCAACACTTGAGCAATCTCGGTTTCCTCCGTGGTCTGCTGCATGAAGATCATCATTGCGTAGATGGTCCCCATAACCACACAGGCCGCGCTATCTGCATCCTCTGTATTCTGGTGCATGAAGTTCAACATCACGTCCCGAACAGACAGGGTGTATTTTTCAGATTTATCCACGGGGAGTTACCTCTTCCATGATGGCTACATAACCGGCAATATCAATATGGCTATCCTGATGGCCGGGGGTTTGCATGAGCCGAGCAATCTTAACCATCAACATCATAATCGCCACATCATAGGCGCTGAGATATTCCTGCTGCGGGCGCTGCTGTAGCCAGAAGTTCCAGAGGGTAGCAATCCGGTTATGGTTTGCCGTCTTATCCCCGTATTCCTTTTCACGAGGACCGGAGATAATCTCCTTAACCTTATCCAGAAAGGGTGCTGCTTGCATGGCGCGTCCTTACAGGGATTGAGTTGAGCCTTTGCTTACGGCAAGACAGAGTGGAAGCTGGACAACAAGATCAGCGCCCGCTTCCGGACCGTCCTTGTAGTCAAGGTTTTTGCCATATTGATCCCACCGATAACCAACATCAAACATACAGAATGTGTTTGTATCTTCATGGTATGAAAGCGGTTCCGTCATGCCTCCGGTGACGTAATAGTATCGCTGTCCAGGCTTCAGTGTTAGAGGATACAGACTTTGGATATAAGGTTCCTTAATGTCCCACTCTGGCGGGAGCGTTAAATTCTTGCCCTGAAAATCCCACTTTCTTTGATCGTGTGGATTTCCAAAAACGAAGGCGACTGCCCGTTCACGCTGCCAATCAATTCGCATAGGGGTTGTGATTAACCCATTATACAAAACATACTGATGCGCCAAGATTGGCGGGCAGGTGTTGCGTTCAACAATATCCACGATTTCTCTCCTATAGTTTCGCTGTTGAAAACTGACTTGCAAGGTCCAGAAATACCTTCCTAGCCTCGCGGTTAGTCTTTAACTCCGTGCGGCTGGTAATACCGCAATGCTCCCTGAGAGCAGCAATGGCGCTGTCCTCAGAAATATCCAGGGCCAAACCTTCCCGGTGTATCCATTGCTGGAACCTTAGATTCCGGCAAAGCATCCCGGCAGAAGCCATAGCCTTATCCCCTTCATCGGCGTCCCTGCCCTTTATGGGTTCCTCGTTCTCATCAATGTGAACCAGGGCGCAGCCGAACCTAGAACCTGCTGGCGCTGCGAATAGGTCAAGCGGAACTTGGTTGGGGTGGATGGCAAGGGTGATGTAACTACCCTTTCCATCCTGCCGCATTGAAACCTTGACGGCTTCAAACGACATAGCCGCTTCTTTAGCTGTCGCCATTGCGAGCCTCATGCTCGTCTAGGACCGATTGAAGATTAGGGGGCGCCCATCCTGAAGGCTTGAGAATCTTTCCGTCTGACCGGCGCTTTACCAAGCCCGTTTCAGGATCAACCTTAGCCATGTTAGAAACATGCACAGCATCCCACAATTCCTTCATCGGCCAACCACGGGATAGACCGTAGCCAATACACACCACGATAATATCAATGATGGCATCGGCTAGGTCGCGTTCCGCATAGGCTTCCTTAAACTCCTCGTATTCCTCGCGGATCAACTCGGCATACATATTGGCTTGCTTTGGGTTAAACCGATCAACGGTTTGACCGCAAGCCTCCATGAAGTCTGCCTGATCGTCAAAGATGCTCATAGTCCTAGTTCCTTCTCTTTGTCTTTATCCCTATCCGGTAGTGGGGACCAAGCCATGTAATACTTGGTATCATCCTTGATGCTGCCGATTACAGCCACGCCAGAAGATGTAAGCAACAGGCACCTCCTTTCCCTGGGGCAAAGGTTCATGTCGTATATCCATCCCGCCGCGCCAGATAGGGCCGGTATCATTCCCAAGTCCTCGGACTTAGCTTCTTCGCTGCTTTATACCAGCAGCCGCCGATGCTATCCCAAAACCTGTTGTTGTCCTTTTCATAAGCGACCCATGTCTCTACACACTTATGAACGTCATGTAGATACAGTTCCCCGTCGCTTACTGCTCTGGACGCCACTTGAAACCCATTACGGAGCATGGCTGCCGCGATGAGTTCCTTTGTGTGCGCCACTACTCCGTACGCCATATCCGCACCCCTTCCCCTGCCAATCCTGTATTTTCCCGCTGAACGGTAAATTTGCGTAAGAGTTTCTTGCCATGTGTGGAAACAAACACACAGGCTGTGGGGTATTTCTTCTGAACAAAGAAAGACTCCCCCACTTCCATGATCTTCATGGTATGCAGGATAGACTTATTGATAGGCGTCATTTTACCCGCATGTGGAATAGGTATTTCAATACCCTTTTCAATCTCGATTTCCATTCTCTACTCCTGTAATCAATGCCGAAACTGGCAAGTCACCATCTTTATCAATGGGAACCCATTTCCCATCTAAGAGGCCGATCCAATCCCCGGCCTCCCATTCTTTGTCTGGCCTGGGCAGAAGGTCTAACTCCCGCTTGATCCATCCCTCCGGTGCTTCCGCATAGACTCGCACCAATCTAACGGGTTGATCCCCTTCGTATCCCACCATGTCTTTTCATCCCCAAACATGTGCAATTCCAGATGATGCTCGGCGCATAGAGGAACCGCCCAATCATCCCCTGACTTCAGCCCCATTGCGGAAGGTTCCGCGAACATGAGGTGGTGAGCCTGCGCCCATCTATCGCAGATCAGGCAACCATGTTCCCTGACCTTTGAGAGATAGGCTTTACTGCGGAAGCGTTTAGTCTTTGGCCCCATCAAAAAGGCACGGAGTCATCATCGTCACGGGACGGCGAACCACTGGATTCAGGCTTCTCGTAGGGCTTAGATGCCGATAAAGAGATAAATGTTCCGCCTGTTCTGGTGGGCTTATTCCAGCCAGAAAGCTGCATTTTCAGCGGTTCATTCTTCTTCGCCATAGCGATAAGATGATTCAGGGTTTCCCGAGAGATTTCCAGATTTCCGGTATAATCCGGGGCCTTGGGTGATCGCTTCTTGTCCTGATGAAACAAGACGCCACCAGGGGGGTAATTACTCATGCTGATTCTCCTTCAGGTTTCTTGCTGAGTTCTTTGCGCCTTGCTGTGAAGGCGGCTAAAAGGTTGTTGTAGGCTTCTTCACTAAAATTCTGGACGCGCTTGATTGGACCATTCCTGTTGTCAGCCCAATACTTAGTGAGGTCGCTGTCAGACTTGGCGTCCGGCAGGAATTTTGTGATGGCATTTTCAATCCACGCAACAAGCGTGG